ATGGGTGAGTTCTCGGCACGGACGGCAGGTATCGCGACGTTCGGCGCGACGGCCGCTGCTCTGGCCGCACAGACCGAGGCCGCGGGCGCAGCCGCGGGCGCGGCGGGTCCGGCACTGCTCGGACCGGTCTTCGGAGTCGTCGGGGGCGACTTCGTGGCCGCGTTCACGGCCGCTCAGGATGCTCACGTTGCCCAGGTGCGGCGACTGTCGTCGGCCTGGTCGGCCATGAGTGCAGCGGCCGCGAGCACCGCCGCGGCGTACGACGCGACCGATGCCGCGGGCGCAGCCGCCCTCATCGACACGGGCGCAGGCGCCCTCGTCGCGACGGACGCCGGGCTGTCATGATCGACGTCCTCGCGCGCCCTGTCGTCGACCTTCTCGCCGCGTTCGGTTCCGGTGCCCTTCCGGCCGGCTCCCCCGCCGCATCGCTGCGGGCGGCCTCGGAAGCGATCGACGCCGCCCATGCGGTGGGGCGGACCGGGATCAGCGAACTCGGGGGCACCTGGACCGGTGTCGCCGCCGACGCGGCGGTCACGAAAGCGGAGGCCACACAGTCCGCATCCGTGCAGCTGTCGGATCGCGGCCGGGAGATCGCGACCGTCGTCGAGGCTGCGTCCGAGAGCGTCCGGGCAGGCAACGCCGAGCTCGCGGCGATCCTGCAGTCCTTCCTCTCACTCGCGTCCTCGGCGCTTCCCGCGCTGGCGACACCGGCCGGGCAGATGATGTTGATCGGTGCCGCGACAGAACACCTCGGGCGTGCACTGACCGTCGTCGAGCGAGTGCGCGGAGAGTTGGCCGCGCACACCGCGAAGATCGTGGACCTCACCGCCCCGGACCCGGTGCCGGACGACGCCCGCACGGTCGCCGCGTCCGCGACCCTTCCCGCGGCACCCGTGGCACCGCAGGTCGATGTGGCCGGGCGGGTGCTGTCGGCGTTCGCGGGTCCCTCCTCGGGGCCCGTCGGATCCTTCGGCTCGTCGGCCGGCGACGTGGCACCCGTCGCCTACGGCTCCGGCTCGTACGGTTCCGGTTCGGCCGTGGCATCCACCGAGAGCGGCAGTGCCGGCGGCTCGACTTCGTACGATCCCCGCTTCGGCGGGAGCGGTGTCGAGATCGTGCTCCCCGACGGCACCACCGCCGTGGCCCCCAACGAGGAGGCCGCCGACGCGGTGCGCAATGCCCTCACCCAGCAGGGTGTGCCGTACCAATGGGGCGGCACGACGCCCGGGCAGGGTCTGGACTGCAGCGGCCTCACCCAATGGGCTTACCGCGAGGCCGGAGTGGAATTGCCGCGGCTGGCCCAGGAACAGAGCGTCGGCGTTCCGGTCGCCCAGGAAAACGTCATGCCCGGCGACCTCGCGGTGTGGGACGGCCACGTCGCGATGGTGATCGGCAACGGCCAGATGGTCGAGGCCGGATGATGAATCAGGTTCTCGTCCGTCGAATCCTAACTGGCGGCATCTCAGGAGATCCAGCATCGATCCATGCCTGCACGTCCTCCTCCTTGAACTGATGCTTCCCGCGAGGCTTACGCGGTAGGCCCCTCAGCGCGCCACTGTTTGCGGCGTTGCGGACCCAGTTCGGATGACGACGGGCTACCTTGGCCACTTCTGACACGTTGAGCGGCGTCTTGATGGGCATAGTTGATTCTCGCGCTACTTCACCAAGAGCTCACGGAAAGGAGTTTTTGTGACTGATCAGCCAAAGTACGACCCCGAGCGGTGGCCACTAGCTCCTGGAAACGCCCCGCCTGAGTACGAGGAGCTGGCAGCCCGCATCAAGGCGCAGTGGAAGGTTCCGCTTGACGAGTGGCAGCTCGCAGTAGTCCGGGGAGCGTTCTCCCGCGCCAAGAACGTCAACGAGTAGCGACCCAAGGTGTGATCCAACGCCCAGCCACACGAAACCCGACCAGCTTGTCCGCTTCGTCTGCTATCCATAGGCCATGAAGCGCACCCTGCTGGCTGGCATCGCTGTGACCGCACTCGTCCTCACCGGGTGCAGCTCGGACTCCGAGAGAGCTAACGAGGTGACGAACACCTCGGCGGTGACGACCACGTCAGACGCGTCGAGTTTGAACAAACGCGGCGCGCTCGAGGTGGCGATGGGCGAGACTGCGACGGTCACGAAGAACGGAGCGCTCGTTCTTGAGGTGTCGGACACGTCGCTGTCGACTGAGGGCTGCGAGCCTCACCGAAAGCAGCCCGACACGATCACGAAGTACGTGCTGAACGCCACAATCACGACCGGTAACGAGACGTCGGTCCAATGGCTCTGGCCCACCGACTTCTACTACGTCGACGCCACCGGCAAGGTGACGAAGAACAGCGATGTCACCGACACGAACCCCTGCGCTGGCGGAACCAGCAACTCCTTCATCCGGACGCCAACGAACTCGTCGGCGGATGGCCGGCCCACGCTCGACATCCCGAACGGCACGGTGTTCATCGGCTACAGCAACTCGACAGGGCCCGACGTTCGGATTGAGTGGCGACTCACCCCCGACGCGCCAGCAACCAGTGCCCTGGCCTCGCCCGCTGCAACATCCAGCACAATGACTCCAACTGGGCGGCAGCTATACGTTGAGGCATGCGCTGACTCAAAAGAGTTCTTCAAGGCGCTTCGTGAGCTGGCCGAGATGACGGGCGAACCATGGGATCAGGAGAAGGCCGCCGACGAGTTCATGGACTGGATTGAGCATCCCGAGAATTACCCGGACCTTCAGGATCTGGCTGCAGAATCAGGCACCGCTGCTGACAACGAGGAGTGGGATCAGTTGAGCAAGTCCGACCAGGCTCAAGTCCGCGAGGCCGTTAAGGCTGCCGCGAAGGGTAACTGCTAGCCGTGTCACGACGACGATCATCTTCTGGTTCGGTTCATCCGTTCTGGATGATCTTCGGGGTGTTGTTCGTGCTCGGTCTGATCATCAAGTTCTGGTGGGTGATCGTCGCCGCCCTTGTCATCGCGGGCCTCGCATATGGCGGGGTGAAGTGGTGGCAGCATCGCCAGGCGCAGGAGGCTGCTGCCGCGCAGGAACGCGCCAACATCGCGGCCCGAGCCGAGTACGAACACCAGCACTACCTCGCTGGCGACGACGTCGGGTTGTACGGGCAGTACCAGCCGCCAGAGGTCTGATTCTGTCGGACCGCGGACGTACACCGCGCTGCGGCGTCCTGTGCTAGCCGACACCGAGCGTCCCGGCTAACCGTCGGAGCGTTCCTCGCTCCTTGAGCCGACCACCCACACCAACCGGTTGCAATCTTTCATCTCGGGTCATAATATGACGTCACCCGACGAAGAGGTCATATTATGACGCCCGATGAAATGCGCCAACTGGTCGTGGCCCAGGCTGGCATCCTTGCGCCCCGCATGTACGAGGGCGTCTCGCTGGCGATAGAGGAAGCGAACAGCCGCATGGAGGGCTTCCGACACAAGAAGTACCCGCACATGCGCCCCATGGTTGCCAGGGCTGCGCTGCGTGAGTACCTGGAGAAGGAGGGCCTTCCGCCAGAATGGCAGGTGGATGGAAACCCGCAAGCAATGGGTCAGCTGTACTTCTCCGCCCCGGACCTGAACCTGAAGCTGCGGTTCCTCAAGGAGCGACGGAAGACTTACCCCGGTGGCGTTCCGATCGCCGGCAAGAACCCCGCCCGCCAGAAGGCATGGAGCCTGTTCAGCGAAGACGAGCTCGGAGTCACCGAAGCGAAGCCGTCGATGAGCGAGCTCCTCCTTCTCTGGGACTACGCGAAGAAGGCGTCGGCGACCGAGGGGTTCACTCTCAGAATCGTCCGCCCTCTGGCTCCCGGCATCTACGGCAAGCCGGTGCCTTACGACCTCGACATTGCACTGAGGGCGGGAGGCAACATCTTTACCAACATGACGTTCGCCGGAGACTCCGACGATGAGGACTTCTTCGGCAGCGCTGAGATCGATCGCGCAGAAAATGATGATGAATGAAACCCCCCGAGAACTGCTCGGGTCACGCCTTGAGGCGCTGCGGGACCTCAAGGGCTTGACCCAGCAGGAGCTGTCAGAAGCTGCCGGAGTGTCGCAGGGATTCCTGTCTCGGGTCCAGAACGGAACCCGGGCACTACCGGAGTCACTTGCGTTGGACCTGTGCCAGGCGTATTCCGTCCCGATGAGCTTCTTCGAGGCACCGGAAGGAGTGACAGACGCTGGTCAGTTCACTTTCCGAAAGAAGGCAAAGGCCAGCGCGCGTGATGAGCGACGGGTGAAGCGGCTGTATTCCGAGGCAGCTCGGCTCTTCCACGCTATCTCCGAGACATCGGAGTTTCACACGAGTGGCTTGCCGGACCCTGCCGAGTACAACGGTGATCCGGAGGAGTGCGCCGAGGCCCTTCGCCGTTCGGCGGGTCTGGGCCCAGAGGACCCCGTCAAGAACGTCACTCGTCTTCTTGAGCGGCACGGAGTTGGAGTCATCAGCGACTTGGACGAGACCTTCCTAGCCGTGTCCGATCACGTCGGCGTCTCCCGGCCGAACGCGGCCACCGACCGACCACTTGTGGCTCTCACAAGTAAACTCCCCGGAGCTGTGCAGCGGCTCACGCTGGGGCACGAAGCGGCGCATTGGATCTTTGACCGAGACCTCAGGTCTCCACTGGGAAGCACTCGCAGTCCAGAAGAGGCTCGCGCCTTTCGTTTTGGCGGTGCCCTGCTCTTGCCGGAGCGAGTTGTTCGCAAGCGTGTGACAGAGTCTTTGTCACTTCACGGGTACTTGCGCATCAAGGCGGACTACGGGATTTCGGTTGGCGCAATAGCAAGGCGAGCAAAGGATGTCGGCGTCATTTCATCCGCCCGGTACCGCAGTCTGAGTATTCAATTATCCTCGCAAGGATGGCGAAAGAACGAGCCAGTCGAAGTTACGCAAGAATCGCCGCGTCTATTCCGACAAGCGCTGGAACAGGTTTACGGCCGCCACTATGTCTCGCGCGCATCTGACGAGTACGGCATCGAACCAGTCCTCATTCAACGATGGCTGGGGCCCACGCCCCACCCACGCCCTGGCGAATCGACCGACTCCGGCAATGTCGTAAGCGTCACCTTTGGTAGGTAGAAGCGGTTGCGAAGGCCTCGACCGCTTAGCGGTCGAGGCCTTCGCTTCTCTATACCTGTCGAGGTCCTACGCAGGCTTCCATTCGTAGTGGAGCCGGTCGGGGTCGATGCCGGCGTGGCCGCGGCGCGTGGATCGGTTGACGGTGACGTGGTCGAGAAGCACGGACACGATGTCTCGGCGGCGGGTCTTCGATGTTTCCTCCCACCACTGGACGATCTGCTCGACATCGGGCTCGGGGAGGTCGTCGAGAACGTCGCGCCGCTGAATGTGGAGTTCGAGCGCAGCTTTGCGGGCGCGGATGCGTTCGGTGCCGGCGTGCATGGTTGCGCGGTCGATTGCCCCGTCGGCGAAGTCCTCGCCGAGGATCGCGAGCCTGCGCTCGACGTCGGCGAGCTCACGCTCGGTGTCAGTAGTGGACTGGAGCTCGTTGAGCGCCTTCGCGAGGTCGCGCCGGAACCCTGCATCGGACATGCGGGCGAGAACCCGCTCGATGACGTCGGCTTCGAGGTCCCCGGCTTTGATGGAGATCTTGCCGCAGCCACCGGAGCGGATGGCGCATCCGTATGCGTCGGCGCGAGTATCTGAGGTCTTTGGGTGTAGAGGCCCCCCGCAGACTCCACAGCGGGCAATGCCTCCGGCCAGAAGATGGACGCGGGTTCGATCTCCCGTGAAGCGGGCCCGGGCCGGGTCCAGCAGCAGTTCGACGAGCTTCGCGTAGGTGGCCTCGTCGAGGATCGGCTGGGCGCTGGATTCCACCAGCTTCTTCCCGGACTCCTGCTTGCCAATGATCCGGGGATTTGTGAGAGCGCGTTTGATAGTGACGGGCTGCCACTGTTTGCCGGTGACGGTCGCAACGCCACGCTGATCGAGGTCGGCGACGAGGCCGCGGAGGGTGCCACCCTTGAGGAGGTGCTTCGCCATCGCCCGGAGTTCTTTTGCCTCCGGCTTGACGATTGTGATGCGGTCGTCGGCCCACCCGTATGCGCGACTCACGTAACTGTCTCCCTCGATTGACTGTATCCACCGACACTGTAGCGGAGGGTCCACCGAGGGAGACAGAAGCGAGCTAGCGGGACAAGCGTGCTTCGAGTTCACGACGAGCCTGCTCGACCGCTACGACACCGGCTTCGACAGTTACCTCGATCGCGGGCGCCGCGGTCGTGACCACCTGAGCAACACCATCATCCGACGGCACCGCCGGCCGAGGCGCACGAGTGATGTTCGCGGCCGCCACCGCAGAGGCCGCGAGACCCAGTAGCCAACCGGCTTGATCTGAGATCGACGTTGCCTGGTCCTGGTCGATCCAACCAAAGAGCATCGCGACTGCGCACAGGACTCCGATCGAGGAGTAGATCGCGAGCCGGATTGCCGGCCACTTTTCGAGCACCATCACTTACCCTCCATCTTCGCTGCAATCTGGGTGACCGTCGCCGTGAGCGCCACGACAACCGTGGTGAGCTGCTCGACTGCAAGCTCCGTGCGGTACGTAGCGGCATCTGTCAGTCGACCGAACGTTTCGTGGTCGGCCACGAACGTCGACCCTTCTACGAGTGATGCCTTCGGGACGCAGAGTGCGTCGCGAATCTCGGCGACTGCTTCGACGAGGGTGTTGTAGCGGGACGGATCAACCTTGCTGCGGCCGAGGATCTCCCAGCCCTGCCAGTCGGGGCCGGCTAGTTGGTCGAGCGCGAGTACCGGCACATCTGTCATAGGGGCTCCGTGGGTTGGGAGGAGGGCCGGACCGATGCTGCGGCAGCGGTCCCATCTGAGTTGACGATCAGTGAGTCCGTTAGTGCCGCCGTTGACGGCGCGTGTTGCTCCGTCTATGTCGCCGCGGTCGGCGTAGGAGTTCATGTCTCGGGCTACGGTCCAGTACCAGACGGCGCCGAGGAATCCGTAGCGGTCGCCGGCGAGCTCGGCTGGGTTGTCGACGAAGTAGGTGGGTGTGGGGACGTAGCCCTTTGAGTGAGCCCACTCCGAGACTTTCGTGTGGTTGTAGCGGCCGGTGATCTGGATTGGCCCGTGGCCTTTGAAGCGCCGGCCGTCCCCGGGCTGGGTGTTCCCGAGATCCTGTCGCCACTCGTAGTCGGCGCCGTCTGCGAGTTCTTCCATCCACTGCAGGCCGCCGGACTCGTGGCCGATCTGCGCGCACCACATGGCAGCACGGTCGACAGTGGTGCAGCCCGCCTGGATCATCGCCGCGTTGAATGCGGGCGCGAGTTGCTCGTACCGCGCCATCGAGACTGTGTTGCCCATCGCGCGGGCCAGTACGTGTGCATCCATCAGCGCCTCCTTGGCCCTAACAGCTGGTCGATGATCAGCTGCCATACGTTCGCGATAGAACCTGTTGCCGGCGGCGCTGCCTCGCCTGGGTAAGTGGCACCTTGTAGCCACGGCAGCGGGTCGAGCCGGTCCGGGCCAGGCGGCGCCCACACCCACCTATGGACTTCGAAATGCAGGTGCGGGTCGACGTTCCCGTTACCCGGGCCCTTCACGGGATTCACTCGGGCGATGCGCTGCCCGGCGGCAACAACATCACCTACCCGGGCCTCCGGGAGGACGTGTCCGTAAACGGTGGTTCCGCTGCCAGCCTCGGTCGGGTGGTCGACGACAACCCACTGCCCGAACCCCGACGCCGCCCCGGCGTGTGTGACTGTGCCGGCTTGGGCGGCATACACGGGACGGTTGCCACTGCCGCCATCCCAGCCGAAGTCCGTGCCCCAGTGGGTGGTCCCCCACCGCGCACCGAATCCGGAAGTGACTATGTGGCCGCGCTCGAGCGGCCAGAACCTCTTGGACATCAGGGCTCCTCAGGTGGGTCGAGGTGTTGCTGCGCGGCGGAGAGCGGGTCGTCCTCTCCGGGAATCACTGGCTCGGGGGTGATCGTGATCGGCTCGATCGGATCTGGTGTGATCGAGAACCCTGAGCCGGACACCTGTTGGCCGTCAGTGTCGTGGCCTTCGATCCGGAGCCATGACTCCTCGGTGTCGTAGGTGGCAGTGAATGTGATGCCGTCCAGGCCGGGCACAGTGAAAGCGGTCATGCTGTGAGGTCCTTTGCTTCCCAGTCGATCACGTCGGGTGAGGGGATATGGATGTAGCCGAAGATCGCGCCACGGTGAATGTTCCCGGTCTCGAATCCGGCACGACGGAAACCGGGTCCGCGTGAGGTTTCTTTGGCAAGGTCGGGCCAGTCGATCACTGCCGCACCGTTGACGTACACAACGAACTGGCTGTGCTGAAAGACGCTGCCCGAGTAGACGTCGGTGACACGCAGCTCGACCTTGTCGTTCGGACCCCACGTTCGGTTGGTTGAATTCATCGTCTTGCCCGACGGATTGGCGTCGGTGTAGGCGCGAATCTCGACGATCCCCCATCGAATGCCGACGGTCACACAGCGGGTCATGTTCGCATTCGAGCGAACGGCGGCCTGGATACGCGGGTTGTCCTCGAGGTTGGACTGGGATCGATCGAAGGCTCCGACTCGCACCATCACGGACTGGCTCTCTGTCGACAGTTGAGAGACGTACACCGCTTGGGTGTGGTCTTCCTTCCGGTCCTTGAGGTTGCCGTAGTTGATGCGTTTGCATCGCGCCACGTTCGATCGGATGTCCATACCGACGCCGTACACGGCCCAGTTCGATCCCAGTGTGGCCGCATCTGCGCGGTCGAACAGGTCGGTGAAGATGACCTTGATGATGCCGAGCGTCTGCCCCATACACACCCACGGAATCCATGTCGACGACGTGTCGAGCTGCGCGGGCGAGAGAGTGTTCGGGATGGCAGCCTCACCGGACCGATTCATCCCGAGTCGGGTGGGGTGCACACCCGGCGTCGCAGCAATCGACGCCGTCTGCTTCCCGAGAAGCCCGCGTGTTGTGCCGCTGCCGGTTTGGTGCACGACGACCGCGAACCAGTCACCCTTCGACGCGATGATGTCCACGGGCATCTCGACCCGCACATCCTGTGCGCTCGTCGAGAACGCGCTTTGCAGTGGATCAGAGGACCACAGGCGGGTAAGAACACCCGTCGGCCGCTTCGTTGCCTCGTCCCGCCCCATCTTGAACACGTGCAGGCGGAAGTTCGCGAGGCCGCCGATGGGCCCAGCCGCGATTACCACACCCAACGTGTTGTAGATCCGCGCACGAGTCGCGTTGACGTAGCCGACATCCAGCCGGTTCAGGGCTGTGGTGTAGACCGGATCGACCCAGGTGATCGCAGCATTGTGGAGGTGCTTGTGCGTTCCGCCGTTGTCGTCGACCTGGGTGCCCGACTTGTCGTTGACGATCGTCGGGATCGGCGCCAGATCAGCGCGCGGAAAGGTCGCGTCCTCGACCGGGTTCAACGTCACCCAGCCCGGAACATCGGTCGGCACCGACTCTGGATCCGCCTTCGTGCCGATCTGCAGGTTCGCCTGCGCGATCGCGTCCGCGTTGTCGATGTTCGCCTGCTCGTTCGCCGCGGCGAGCGCAGCGGCCGCCGCCGCCTCATCTGCCGCGGTCAACGCGGTCTCGTGCGCCTCGACAGCCTTCTGCTCCGTGCCACGGAACCGGTCAGCGAGGGGGCCGAGGTTGAAGATCCCGTGGGTAAGCCCGTTGAGGCCGTCGATCAAGTCGGCGATGAAGCGGTTGATCCACTTGATGATCGCATCGAACACGGTCCGCGCGCCGCCGAGGAACGTGTTGGTGAGCTGGTTGAAGATCCAATTCCCGAGCGCGAGAAAGTCAGGGTTCGCAGTGTTCCGCCACGTTTCCGGGTCGACGTCCTGCAATTGGCGGACAGTCTCTTTGGTGTACGCCTTCGTTGGCGTGTACTCGGGAACCCATGACGGGTCCTCGGGAGCTTCGACATTGCTCATGGCAGGTCCTCCCCGCGCACTTGCGGGTCGGCCTGCTCGAGCATCTTGTCGGCGATCTTCTTCTGCCGGATCTGCAACTCCATCGCCGCGATCTGATCCGCGTTATAGCCAGAGATGTCCGCGACGATAATCGGCTCCTCTGCCTGTGCCGCCACAGGTGCCGGGGTGTCGAGCGGCACCCACTTCACGTGTTCGCGGCCGATCTCGGTGACGCTGTCGGTATCGGGAATGGCCTTGTAGACCGGCTTCGGTGGCGTCAGTGGGTAGCCGAGATTGTCGAAGAAGTGGATCGCGAGGATGTGCTCTGCTTCCGGCGCCATACTCATCCCGGGGAGCCCGTCACCCATCGGCGCATCCTTGAACAGGTCCGCCCCGGGGTGACGGCCTTCCCGTGCCAGCACAATGCCCGTCCGCTGGTCACGGATGATCCCGTCACGCTTGGTTCTCGACACCTGAGCCCACCTCCATCTTCACCGGGTACAGATCGATAGTATCCACCGACACATTGATCACGAGGAAACCCCGAGCGCCTGCACCATCCCCTTCACCTGAGCAACCTGTCGGGCAAGCATCGCGCCCGGCATGTCCTCGGCGCCGTCGTCACCGATCGAGATGTCCCAGCGCGGGTCCTTCTCCCGATCCCATGACACCTTCAGTCCGAAGACGTGGTCGATGTAGTACTTGCCGCGTCGGCCGACCTCGACTGCAGTGCGGTCCCCGAGGTCGAAGTGCTTGCCTACCCACCACGGCGCGCCGTCGCGGACGGACACCTTGTACGAGCGGTACGCCGCCGTCCGCGCGAACCCGGTCCGGACTGCCTGCAGCGCACTGAGACTGAAGCCTGTGCCGCCGGTGGACTCCCAGTACTCACCGAACGGTGGACCGTTGATGCCCATCCTTTGCTGTCGGAGTGGGTTAGCGACGCGATGGAATGCCAGGACGACGTCTTCGATCTGGGAGTCGAAGATGCCGAGGGCGAGACCGGCGTTGCTGAATATCGCGCCGATGTAGCCGAGGATCGCGTTCGCAATGAGTTTCAGCCCGGCGTTCACCCAGTCGGGTGAATGGCCGCCAGTGACGATCGCGGAGGCGGTCGCCTTGTGGACCCATGCCTGCCAAGTGCCGATGCCGGTCAGGCCTGTGCGTTGCGCGTTCCTCCATGTCACGAACGGGTCGTCACGCAACGACCCGAAGAAGCCCGGCTGTCCGTACTCGTCCGGAAGGGGCTTTCCTGTCAGCTCGGTGACTACTTCGTTGATCAGGTCTTCCGCGATGTTCGTGACCAGATGCTGCAGTCCGTCGAAGACGGTGCCGGTCAGCCCGCGGTATCCGGACTTGTCGACAACGTCGATGGTGAGGGTCGGCTTGGTGAGAGTGAAGTGGGTCGGCGCCGGCTGCGGCATGCCGGGGAACCAGCGCTTCACCACGACCTGCAGGCCGGCGTCCATGAGTGCTGGGGCGATGACGTCGTGGAGGTTGCCGAACCGGGTGGAGATCACCTGCCACATGGAGGTATCGCCGATGAACTTGCCCGGCAACACCACGATCGGCCAGTTCGCCGGATTCAGGTTCGCCAGCCACGATGCCGGATCGAACAAGTTCTCCGGCAGCGCCCATAGTGGCCCGAAGCGGCGCAACAGGTTCAGGAAGATCAGCGACTTGATGCCGAGGATCGACGGGCCCGCGAACACGAACATCTTCGGGTACTGCAGCTCCGCGGGCAGGAGAGGATTGCTGTAGCAGGTGATCTTCTTGATGTGCTCGTACTCGTGGATGAACTTGATCTCGATCCACTCGAAACCCTTCTCATCCCCGCGGTTACCGATTCCCGTGGCCTTACCCGTCCACTCCTTGCCGGCCATTTGCACCCGGATGTGAAGGTCTTCTTCGTCTTCGAGTTCCTCGATCACCCACTCGCGAATCATGTGGTTGCCGAACAGCGTCAACGAGCCTTCGCCGCTGTCGTTGAGTTTCTCTTCGAACGATGCGGCGACCTCACCGATGATCGGGACCGGGTTCTCCCAGTTCTTGTCGTAGAGCCAGATCTTCGGGCGGGCCCGCTGCAGCGAGACCCGGTCAATGGTGCGTTGCCGAATTGACGACCGGACCTCGTCGCAAGTCATCAGCGGGGGCATTCGGACGTCTCCTCGCTCTGGGTAGCGTTTTCTCTGTCCACCGATACGAATGTCACAGCGCCTCACCACCCCAACAGCGGTCCCACCTCTGGGTCGCGTACACCGACAGCTGCGTTTGAGCGTTGCCCCCCTTGAGAGTCACGGGCAGCTGCGCATCGACAGTGTGTGGCGGAAGGGCGTGATCGAAGTACGACCCCTTCATGTAGGCGACTGCCTGCGTATCCGGTTCCGTTTCGACTGGGATCTGGAGAGGGTGTGTCTGGACCAAGAACGAACGCACGGACGGCTTGATCAGAACGTCCTTCTTGATCCGCTGGCCGGCCTGAGCATGACCAGCCGGGTACATCCCGAGTCCGTCAGGGAATGTGAAGGTGGACGGCCACGGCGCCGGGAGGGATGCTGTGAACTCGTTCGATGCGTACTCGAGCCAGCACTCCTGGTCTCCGTGGTTCGAGACCGTCAGGGTGCGGTTCGAGATCCGGTCCTTCCCCGTCCCAGTCCCGGTGTCGAAGGTGACGGTGTCCTGGAGCGTCTTCGAGTACCAGTACGGATCGCACGCCAGCGTGGTCAGTGCCCAGGCCGCGGACTTGAACAGGCCGGGGCCGCGCTTGAACAGGTCCTTCGGGGTGCGTTCGAGGCGCATGGTGATCTCGCGCCAGTCATCTTCTCCTGGACCGTGATACATGCGGAGGATGAAGTCGCGGGGCTTGCCCTTCGGGGGCTTCATGACATGCCAGAGCACGGTCTCGATGTGCATGAATTGTTCCCAGCTCTTCGCTGTGACGCCGAGGGTGAAGTCCAGGATCCGTTCTTCGATCCGTGGGAAGTCCGACGGTGTCGAACCTTCTTGGTAGGCGTAGTTCTCCCGAGGCTGGGTGATCGGCGTGTGGTAGAAGCCGCTGTATCCCTCGAGGAGGCTGATTCCGAAGGCGTCTATGTCGGGGCCGAAGATCGGGATCGTCATCAAGTCCTGGCCGAACGTCGCCGACCGCGGATCCAGATCCCGCTTGATGATCTGCATCGGGAAGCCGTTGTTGAAACTCGGGTCACACGGAAACGTCATCTGCCCCTATCCCTTCCGATACGTCTGGGTGACCGGGGACATTCCGTGCATCATGCCGCGCATGACTTCATCGGCGATCTTCCCGACGTCGGTGACATTGAAGGTGACGTTCTCGGCGAACATCACCTGCCGCCCCTGCGCGCGAGCGTCTTCCGCGTCGACCGCGGCCAGGCGCTGGTCCCGCACGTAGCTGTCGATGTCCTGGTTCACGAGCCCGGTAAGCCCGAACGGATCCGTGAACTGGGCGACGGTCTCCTTGCCAGCGGCGACGAAAAGTTCCTCGAATCGGGGCCCGAAATCCTGGTCTTCCATCCACGCCTGACCGGCCTCGAGGTCTGCTTCCCCGTTCCGGAAGCGTTCAGCCACGCGTCCGAACTCTCCAAGCTGGGAGCGCAGGTTCTTCGAGTCGTAGCCCTCGACATAGTCGTATGTGTCGTGCCCCTGCGCGGCCTGCTGCGCGGCACTTTTGAGCTGGTCATCGGAGGCAGCCGGGGTCAGTGCCAGCGCGGTCAGCTCGGGTGCCGCGATCGGAGTCAGCGCGGTGGACGGATCCAGCATCCGGAGGACAGTTGCTATCTCCGGCCGCTCGAGTACCTCCACGAGCCGCTCGAAGATCGGCGTCATCTCCGGGGACAACACACGCTCAGGCTTGATCGTCCACTTCGGGAGCAAACCGATCCCGTTCGCGATCCCACCCTGGTCGTAGCCGTGGCCGTGGCCGATGACGTCGAGGAGACTGTCCCCGTACTTGCGTTCGCCGTAGCGGACCATCGCGTTCGTCATCGCCCACGGATCACGTCGGTTGTCCGGCAGCGACGGATCCCGGTAGGACTGCCACGTCGTCGGAATCATCTGACCGAGACCGACACCCGCGGCCTCGCCGGTGCCGTTGACGTCGACGATCTGCTGCGCGATGTTCGGGTCCCCGTGGGACTCGGTGTCGATCTGCCGCACCCAGGCGTCGATCTTCGCCGGCGTCGGCTCATAGCCCTGATTGCGGTAGGCGTCGATCATCATCTGCCGCCACTGCTCCGCACCAGCGGACACATCCCACACGGCGCTGCCGCCGCGGGCACGTCCACCGATCTCGGTGCTCGCGGCCCGACTGATGGTGTCGAACACCGCCCCCGGTAGCTGCCCGAACAGTGAAGCCCCGAAGTCGGGCATTGATTGCCGCAGCTGTCCAACCGCGGCGTCGAACCCAGCCAACGCCGCCGACCGTGCCCCGACGCGTCCCCCGCTGCCACCGCCGGCAAAGATCAGCTTGCCGTCGGAAGCGACCATCGAGTCCATCGCCCAGTGCACGTGATCGGAATGACCGCCGATCGGCCCAGTCGGCCGACCCTCGTCACGGTTCGGACCCGGATCCCAGAACAGCTCGAGCGCATCCGGATACGTCGCATCGATCCAGTCCGCGATCTGCTGCATTGGGCCGCCGAGGTCGATAGCCCTCTGCCCCATGTGGAAGTCGAAGCCGGAGCCGACATCCGCATAGCGGGTTCCGGAGGTAAGCACTGCCTGCGGGAACGCGGTGCGGACGGCATCCCACATCGACCGCTGAATGTCCGAGGTCAACTCGGCGCCGGGTTGGACGATGCCACCGGTGGCGTAGGCACCAGCCAACTTCTGGACCGCGGACACGCCACCCGAGCGGGCGGCAGCGTTCATGCTGTTGACGTAGTCCGGGCCCACAGCGCGGGTCCACTCCGGCCGCATCACCGCTTCGCCGCCGCCGACAGCGATGATTCGATCATCACGACCCGGGCTGTACCCGGACATGATGCCGCCAGTCGCGAAACCTGCGATCAACGGGACCGCTGCCGGCCAGTCCGGGAGACCAGGAATCGCCGCCTTCACGCCGTTCCAAGCGTCTCGCAGCCCGGTGTTGAGCACCCTATCGATCACCCAGTTGACCGGGGATGCAACCAAGCCAGGCATCCGTCCGAAGTCGGTGCCGACGCCATCGACGATGCCCTTGGCGAACTCACCGACGCCACCCAGGCCCTTGTTCAGCGCCGGGAACGTCCCGTCGAGCATGTTCGACGTAACCGCTCCGACCGTGGTCCCCAGGTTGTTCCAGTTCTTCTGCCCCTCGTCGGTGGTGCCGAGAGTGGTCGCGGCGACCTTGTTGAGGCCGTCCATGTGCGCCGGGAACGTCTCGTCCTTCAAGCCGCCGAGGACACCGGTGACGGTCTGTCCGAACCCGAGGTACTGCTTCTCGGTATCGATCAGCTGCTGCTGGTTCCTTGCGTTTTGTTCGGCCAGGATCCGATCGAAATCAGCAGCGTTCCCGAAGAGAGCGATCCACTGTTCCCGGTTGAGCTGCTTGCCGGCCGAGCTGCCTGCAGACGACGGTGCGGTGACTGTCGATGACGGAACCGAGCCGCCGATGACGCCGCCCGCCGCATAGCCCGGGAGTCCGTAAACGAGTGCCCGCACGAACTCCGGCGACGGGGTCCAGCCCGCGTTGATCGCCGTCAGCAGTGGCAGGTTGCGGTCCGTCTGCTCCTTATTGACGACCATCTCGCCGTGAGCCACTCGGGCGGTCGGCAGACCACTCGCATCGAGGCCGAGGATGTCGTCAGATGTACCGGTGCCGGGACCGAACAGGACTCCATTCGAGTACTGGCCCGCACGGACGATGCCGCCCGACGCCTTCGACTCTGACCACGAAACGAGGGATTCCCCCAGTGACTGAGCTTGCTGACCTCCCGGAATTGGCACTGGGCCAACCTTCGCCGGCACTTTCTTCAGCAGTCCACCGATGAACCCGACTGCACCCTTGATCTTGTCGATGATGGCATCCCAGACGCCTCGGACCTTCTCGCCGAGATCTTCAAAGAAGCCCTTGATTCCGTCGACTGCGCCCTTGATATTCTCCTTCGCATCGGACAGCGTGTTCTTCACCGCAACGAACTTGTCGCCCACCGTATCGACGAAGAACCGCAGGCCCTCGATCACAAACGGCAGCACGTTCTGAATGAGCCACTCCAAGGCTGTGATCACCGGCGGCAGAACGTTCTCCGCCAGATAGACCAGCAGATCCAGGAACTTCGGCAGATAGTCGGACCAGATCTGCACCAGCTGCGGCAGGAACGGCGCCAACGCTTCCACGATCCGGATGAATCCGTCGATGATGATCGGCAGCACCGGGGACAGCTGGTTGATCGCGTCAGCCAACGCGACGCCGAGCTGCGCCGCGACATCAGCGAGAATCGGCGCCAGGCGTTCGAACACCGGACGGAGCTGCTCGACCAGCTGCTGGATCACCGGAGCAAACGCATCGAAGATCGTTGTCAGTGCCGGCGCCAACGCCGACACGAGCATCCCGATCACCTCAGCGACCAGCGGGAGGATCGGAGCGAGCGCGTTGACCAGCGACGCGAACGCCTCACCCAGCGGCCCGATCGCCGGAGCGAGCGCATCGATCGCCCCCACCAGGGCAGTGCCGACGACCTGAAGAATCTGCGACAGCGGAGGAATCAACGGCGTCAGAGCCGCACCCAACGACTTCAGCAGCTGCGCGATCACCGGCATCACCGGCGACAACCCATCCGCCAAGGCAGAGATGAACTCCGACAGCACAGGCAAGACGACGATCAGGGCCTCACCGAACGCGACACCCAGCTGCCCGAGCGAGGGCGCGAGCGCACCGATCGACTCCCCCAGCACCTGAAGGACGGGGCCGAGGACGGGGCCGACGACGTTGCCGAACTCGATCAACCCGTCGAGCAGCCCGTTCAAGCCCGCCCCAAGGCCATCGGTCAACGACGAGAAGACTTCGAACAGTTGGGTCAGCGCGCCGGATTCGAATGCGTCGGTGAAGGACTGCCCGATCTGGCCGAGCATCCCGCCCAGCGAGGCGCCCACCCTGTCCATCACCGGCGCTGCAGCGTTCCCGATGTCGAGGATCCCGCCGGTGATCGCAGCGAGTCCTGGCTGCATCGCCGTGATCAGATCCGAGGTGCCGGCGAAGATGTTCCGCAGGCTGTCCTGCGCCTCCGCCGATGACCAGAAGCCGGCGAACTCCTTCGCCGCCCCGTTAATCGACGTCGCAACCCCGCCGAGCCCTTCCTGAAGCATCGGCATCGATGTCTGCACGAGATCGGTGAACACCGAGTCGAGGCCGGCGAACATATTGTCCTGCACGATGTTCTTCAGCTCGGTGAACTGCGGCTTGAGCGCCATCATCGCGGTCACGAATGAGCGGGCGTTCGGCGACAGCTTCGCCATGGCTTCGGAGGCCTTGTCCGCCGCCGAACTCGACGTCGTCATCGCCTCTTGCAGTGCCTGATTCGCCTCGATCAGTGCCTGTTCGGAATCGGCGACCCGCTCGTTCGCGGACTCGATACGTTCCTTCGCTGCCACGACCTGGTCGGAGCCCTCGACGCCCTTCGCGTTGGCGTCGGCAGCTTCCTCAATAAGCTTTTTGCTCTTGCGGCCAACTTCTTCCTGCCGCAGCAGCGCCTGCTCGACGTTCAAACGTGCACGGTCGCGCGCGGTCTTGTCGGCGTTCGGATCCGCTTTCGTCTTCCGCAGCTCCGCCTGCGCCTCACGCAAAGCAATAGCGGCGTCCTTCTCATCCAGCGCAGAACCCTTCAACGAAAAGTTCAGCTCGTCGATCTGGTCCTTCGCGTCTTTGCGGGCGCGGGTGAGATCTTCCTCGGCGCGGCGGGCGTCCTTCTTCGCATCGCGTACCCCCCGCTCGGCCGACTCAACTTGCTTCGACGCGGACGCAACAGCTTTCGCTTGTGCCTCAGCGTCCTTGCTCGACGAGTCCGCCGCCTCGTTCAGCGCCGAGAACGCCTTGCCGATCCCCTGCATCCCCAGAACCGTGGTCGCCAAACCAGCGGCGCCGGCGATACCGACGCCTGCGAGCCCGACGGCGAGGGCGCCGACCGCGCCGGCTGCTATTCCCGCGGCACCACCGATCGCACCGATCAGCGCTGCGATCCCGCCGATCTTCAAGCCGCTCTTCGCGACGTTGTTCAGCGACAGATCGAGACCCGCGACACCACCGCCACCCGACCCACCGCCGCCGCCGACCGTCTGGATCTTGATGATCTTCGTTTCGGTCTGCGTCAACTGCGCGATCGTCGCTTGGAACTGCGCCAGATTCGCGATATCGAGCTTGACCGGAGCCACGATCTCCGCGGCCGCGAGCTTCGCGTTCAGCGTGGCGACAAACGACGAGAGCTCCGCCGCCGAAACGTCCAGCTTGACCGGAACCTCGGCATTCAACGCGGCGAGTGCCGCCTGTAGCTGCGTCTTGTCCGCCTTCAGCGTCACATCGGCCGATAGCGACAGCGAGTCCAGGCGAGTCTGCGTCGCGGTGGAAAACAGCCCAGTATCTGCATCCAGGCCTACCCGGGCATCAAGAGCAAGCAGATTCAACCGCTGCTGCGTCTCGTGCGAGAACAGTCCGGTATCCGCGTCGAGGCGGACGCCCGCCGCGAACTCGATGTCCTTGAAATGCTGTTCGGCGGCCTTGGTCGCCTTCTCCGCCGCGGCACGCACCCGCGCCTCGAACTCGGCGTCGAGGTTGCCCCAGTCCAAACTCGCTTTGACTGTGGCGGTAGCGAACGGGGCAGTCACCGGCAGGGCCCTCCCGGAACACCGAATCAGGTGCCCGGCCCGCAGCCAGCGACAAGAACTAGATAGAGACTATCCGCCCCAGCGGTAAGGGTCACGTTCTGCGTTGCTGGTTGACCAGCGCGGCGGCCGCTTCCCAATCAAAGCCTGCAGCCTCGATCTCTTCCGTAGACCCCGCTTGGGCGACGCGACGTTTGAAGACCCGAGGCGGCTCGGTGGTGAGGTCGCGTGCCAGCTCTTCAGCCTTCGCCTCACTCGACGACGCCCACTTCGTCAACAGCGACTTCGCGACGTGAGTAGCTCGGGCCGGCTCCATGCCTGCGAGATCGATTCCGCGCATAGAGAGTTCACCGTCAACGTCAGGCCAGGCCCCCAGGACGCGCCACCAGATTTCCTGCACCGTCCAGCGCGGCATACCGAACCATCCGAGCACGAGGCGGTCAGCGACGTCGTGGAGGAGTTCAATTTCGATGCGGGATGAGCGGTCGTAGATCTGCGCGAGCAAGTACTTGCGATCTTCCAGCCTCACCAAGGTTCCGATGACCAAATACGTTGGTGTCGGTGCCATCACCAAGTTGATGAGCTCGACGAGCGGCGGCCGGGCCACTTCCATGACCCGGCCGTCGATCGTCCACGCAGTGGGCTCACGCGCCCACGGCTGAGGCACCTGTCAGCGCCTACAAGCAGCCTTGCGGCGGTCGGCCCGGTTCGACGGGGCCCACCGCTCGATCAGCGTGAGGATGATCTTCTCGAGCAACGCCTGATCGAACTTGTCAGCCGGATCCATAAGCCGGGTCTGGATGTACATGTACGACGCCTCGTCGAACGAGTTCCGGACGAGATCCATCACCGCGTACGACTTGTCGGCCGACGTGGCAGACTTCGACATCGCACCGATCAACAGACTCCACGCCGCCGGGGCAGGCTTGAACGCGACGAGCTCGACACCGTCGACCATCAGAACATCGGACTCGACCTCCGTCCGGTCCGGTAGCTCCGGAAGATCTTCGGTCGAGAACTGCAGCTCGTCGGGGATGGGGCGATCCTCGGCATCCACGATCACGGGTTCGTCGAGGACGTCGTCGGGCGTGTTGATGACGTCGATCGCGGCGTCGATGTCGTTCTGCGTCGGGGATCCATCAGCCTGGGACGGCTTGACGGTGGTCTTGCGTGCGCGAGGAGGCATGGGCTGGTCCTTCGATCGTGTGGTTGCCCGGCCCACAGCCAGCAGCAGAGTTGGTGGAACGACTAGCTCGGGTTCACGTGCACCTGTGAGGTGCCGAACACGTCCTTGAGGGCATCGGTGAGGAACGGGTTCGGGGGCGAGCCCTTCACGGACTTCGCGAACACGAACCCCCGCTTTCCCTTCGCAGGGGTCTTCACGCCGGCGGGTAGGGGGCCGATCAGCTTCGGAGTGCCGAACTTCAACGCCTTCGCGGTGACCGGGACGATCGGCTTGCCCTTCGGTCCATAGATGCCGGTGCCCTCGTGGACGTAGCGGGCGTACTCAAGCGGCGAACCCACACGAGTATCGACTCCGTTCGGGCGCATCATGACCGTGTGAGAGATCGATGACCGTAGCCTGCCTTCGTCGACTGGACAGCGCGCCTTGGCGCGGTTGACGATCATCCGGCCGATGTTGTTGCCCCACTGGCCACCCGCGGTGGAGAGGGCCTGCCGCATCCGCTCGTGGTGGATTTCGATGTGGCTAGGCATCGTCAGTCTTCACTCCCCGCCGGCGCCGGACTGCTGGCTTCTCGTCACCTTCCGCGGCGTTCGTGACATCCTCGGGCGGTGTTCCGCCGTCCGGAACGAAAGGCAGCCCGGGGTCAATACCGAGTGCATCACTTTCCTGGGTCGGCTCACTGGTTCGGTCGAGCACGGTGAGGCCACCATTGGCGATGAGGCGGTCGACGAAGTGGGTGCGTTCGACGTCGAACTCGGAGCCGCGCTCCCAGTCGACTGTCGTCTGTTCTGCGCGAACTCGAATCGGTGTCATGTTTCGAAGGATAACGCCAACAGTGTCCACTGACACCTATCGCAGGTGCGGGAATCGCGGATCGCCAACAACCGGTGCGACGATTGCGTCGAGCTGCGGTGGTTCACTGTCGCACCCGCAAGCAAGGTCTCCGAGGACGGTCACGCCCATCGTGCCGCCGTGGATCCCACCGCCTGGTCCGCGCGCTTCCCAGATCCCCGGGATGACGCGTTCGCCTGATGTGAAGGCGCACATCGCGGCCCGGTGCATGGCTGCAGCGTCGTCGATCGCATCTCGCGCGGCGGAATCCAGCTCGCCGATGGTGGGCATGCTGTTGTTCTCGGTGTTCGGGTAGCAGCGGTCGACCCCCATCTCGAGGACGACCGCGAGCTGCAGCATGGGGTTGGGGAGCGTGTTCACGTACGGCTCCGGGTAGTTCACGGTCGGGAACGTCGACACTAGCCGGACCCATGCCACGCCTTCCCCTGTCCCACAGCCACACCCGTAGGCGGGCACCATGTCACCGGGATGAACAGTGACGAAGCACGGTGTGCCGGCGCGGGTGTGCTCGAGCTGCGAGGCGAGCGCATCGCGAAGCGCGCTGGCGCGGGCGTAGATGCTGATGTCCATGTCAGCGGATCCTTGCTACTCGGGGGCTGTCCGGGGAAAACACGCGTGGACGAGACCTGATCTTGTGTGGGTTGACGGATGCGATCCACTGATCGACCGACGCGATACCTGTCAGGCCCTGCTCGAACAGAACCTGGGCGTCGACCATCTGGATGTCGATGCCCTGTCGCGAAACGGAGATCGCGCGGTCGGGAAGCTTGCAGCGGCCGTCGGACTTCCGGGCCTTGAGGAACTCGAGTGCGAGGTCTCCTGCGGCGAGCTGGCCACCGAGCGGTGCTTCGATGCCCTGCATGTAGGTGACAGTGAACGCGCCGGCGGCGTCGTCGGCGACGGAGAGGTTTTGCTGCTGCGGCCACGGCTTGCCGTCGACGCGGATCAGCCAGCGAGAGTTCTTGATCCGGTACGTCGCGGTCGGCAGTGTCTCTCCGTCGACGATGACCCGGACGATCGAATGAACGGGCCCGGGTAGCGCGACCTCGGATGGGCCGACGCAGTTGCAGCCGGGTGAGCAGCCACAGCCGCCGACAGACCAGGTCTGGTTGATCAACCCTGGCCACCAGTACGCGTCTCTCCCCGCGGTCCCCCGGTAGGTGGATCCGTCGCGCGGGCCGAAACACGGTCGCACCGTGGCCTCCGACAGTCCGAACACCCTTCCGGTCAGCGACCACAGCAGGTGCACCGCGAGAGTCTCTGGCCCCGACTTCTCCTCCGGTGTCGCTTCGGCCCACTCGGGGCTCGTCGACACCACATCCCAACCCGTCACACTCACAGCGGCTCCTCTACGACGGCGGCGGGCGCCAGCACGAAGCTGACGCCCGCCTCACGGTCTGGCATCCGAATTTCAGGCCGTCAGCGCGACAGCGCCCGCGGTCACAGCCGGGGGCGCAACCGTGGTGGGCTCCATGTGGATGTGCTGGTCCGCGCCGATTGCGGTCAGCAGCTTCCCTGCCACGGCGGGATCAGACGGCGTGGCACCCTCGTTGAGAACAACGTTGTAGGGGCCCAGGCCCCACAGGGCGTCCGCGGAAGTGCGGCCCGTCAGAGTGAACGTGGCGAGCGCGTTCTCGAACGAGAAGTCGCCGAGCCGGCCACCCTTGATCCACGGGAGCAGCGCATAGCCGTATGCCTTGCCGTCGGCTCCGCATGCGGTGCCGGGCACGTCGGTCCAGGTCTCCACCGCGACGTTCGCGTCGACCGTCTCCCCGATGCGGATACCGGCAGCGTTACCAGCGTGATCGAGAACGATCGGCTGGCCGGTGACCTGGTTGAAGATCTCCGGATGCACCTGCATGAACGCCATCTCGAAGTTGATGTACTTGAGCTGGTCAGGCGCCTTGTCGACAACCTTCAGCTTGCCGGCGGCGTTCTTCTGGTTCGTCTCTTCGCCGTCCTCGTACTGCGGGGACAGCTTGATCGAGATGTGGCCGTCGGACACGCACGTGGACTTCTGCCCGACGAGGGGCTTTCCGCAGCTGTCGAGAGTCGTGGTGCGGACGACGTGGGAACGGATCGTGGGCCAGATCGTGGTGGGCATGGGAACCTCCGTGGAATGGATGGTGCCCGGCCCACAGCCAGCAGCGCTCTATGGTGAGGATAGTCCCTGGCAGACGCCGGTGGCGGCATGCGCTCTCCGAACTTGTCGGACCCCACTCGTATCGTCCCGGGCTGCGGGGCGCTGCCAGAGGGAAGCTGGCAGCACCCCGTTCTAGGTTCCGAGCATGGGCCAGTGCCAGGTGAGCTCGCCAGTCGTCTGATTGCGAATGACGTAGATCTGATTTGCATCGGGGACTTCCGGAATGTGCGTGGTCAGGATGATGTTGATCTGGGGCTGTGCGCCGAGGTTTTCGTCGACGTTCCACACGATCGAGTTCTGCACCATGAAGAACATGATCTGCAGCGCATACTCCACAGAGAGGATCGTGTCCTCTTCTGGAGACCCGCCCGGGGTCAGGTTCACCTCCGCAGGCGCCTTCTCTGACAAGGAGCTGTCCCACATCGTGCGGATTCGCGCGATTAGTGCTTCGACTACCGGGTTCGACATGGAGCCTCCTGATCGGGCGAGTGGTTCATGGCCCTTTGATCTCGACTTCGGTGCTGCCGAGCATCAGCGGAGCGGGGGTGCTTCCGATGTGGAGGCGCGAGGTGGGTTTGGGGCGCAGCGCGATGGTGGCCATGATCCCGTAAGCGGAGGTGGAGAAGGTGGCCATGGCGGTGCCAGCCGGACCAGGGGACGGCCCGGAATCGCTGGTGGCGGTGGAAATGTAGGAGTAGCCGGAGGACGACCGGGTGTCGGTGCGCTCGTCGACGGTTGCCGGCCATGTGAACGATCGGCTGGACAGTGAGTTCCCCGACGCGACCGCGCGCACGATCATGCAGTTCGGGACGGTCGTAGTGACACTCGGCGTGATGTTGCTGGTGCCAGTGTCCGAGTAGGCCTGCGCCGCAGCGTCAACCGGGTTGTTCGGGTCCACGCCCCGGAACGCGAGCAGGTTGACGTGATGGTTGCCGTTGGCCGCGAATTGCACGTTCGGCGAGGATGCATCCGCCAGATCGGCGACACCTGTGAAGACGTACAGGTGGTTGTCGTTGCCGCGGTCGGCGTTGATCAACCGCAGCGTCCATTCATCGTTTAGGACACCGTCGAACGGACCAGACGTGCGCAGCGACAGCCACGACCGGATCACCATCACCAGCACATCCCCGGCCTGCGTGCCCCCGGGAACGGCGGCCTGAACCGACTTCGCGGTCGTCGAGGCGTTCGTAGCGCCGACGAACTCGATCGCCATCAGATCTTCACCCACAGTTGGCCGCCGCCAGGATCGGTGGTCGCTGCGACCGCGGCGAGGCCGAGCCACACGTAGTTCGCGGCAGGGAACGCCGCTACAGGGCTGTGGTCTTCGCGGCAGTAATAGCGGCTGTGGTTGTAGGTGACGACCTGCCCGACCTTGTAGGTGCCCGACGCCGACCACAGGCCAGCCTCACGCAGGTTCAACGTCACGAACACCCAGTCGATGCTGGTCCCCAGGTCCATTGCGATCTGGATCAGATCTGCCTGCGCCGGAGCGTCGATGGTGGACCGAGCTGCTGCCGCATCGGTGGCCTTCATCAGCCCGCGGCCGGTCGCGGTTGCGTCGGTGATGTCCGGTGAGGCGATCGTGACCGCACCCTTGCGTCCAGCCACCGAGGTCACGTCGGACGCTGGATAGATCTTCTGCATCCACGAGGACAAAGACGTCGACGGCTCGGCGACGAGCTGCCATTCGGTGCCGAGGTCAGTTCGGTTGCACCAGTCGCCGCGCTGCCCGACGAGGGCGAGCATCGCTGTTTGGGAGGCGACGTTGCCGAGGAAGTCGGTGACCGCGATCGCGTTCTGTTGGGCCTGCAGCGTCTTTCCGTCGGCGCCGAGATCTGCCTTCTTCGCGAGCAGGGTGTCGACGTAGTCCTTGGTGACGGCGTCGGCGGCGGCCGCCGGTGTCCCGACCTTCGTGCGTCCGGCGGAGTCTCGGAGCATGATCGTCGTCGCCGTCGCGGAGCTGCTGTACGGGATGTTCGTCTGCGTACCACTCGCATCCGTGGTGTAGACGCGGTTCGTACCGGAGACCACGTCACGCTTGCCCGCGAGGGTAGGAACCGTCGGCTCCTCCGCTGTGCCGCCGAGGTCGCCGCGCAGCTTGATCTTGCCGAGCTCGGTTTCACTGGCCGGCGGGATCACTTCGGCGGCCTGCTCTGCTGCCTGTTGTGCTGCGGAAGCCGAGATCCCTGCTGCGTCTGCCTTTCTGTCTGCGAGCTCGGCGGCACCTGCGGCGATCGTCGCGGCTTCGAGCACCTCATCCTTGGCCTGGTCGACGTGTGACACGGCGGCGTCGACGTCTTCGACTGCGGCCAAGGTGGCGTCTCGCGCGCCGGTCGTCACATCTCTTGCGCCGATGACTTCGTTCCGGAGCTCGACTACCGCTTGCCTGTCCGCTGCGGCGTCGCCGGCAGCTTGGCCTGCAGCTTCGGCGCGTGATTGTGCGTCGCTACGGGCGTCCTCTGTGGCCTCGCGGTCCGTGCGTACCTGTGCAGCGTCCGCGGCTACCTGTCCGGCGTAGTCCTCGATTTGAGGGACAACAATCTCGGTGATGTGCGTGGCGGCTGCGACCGCTTGATCGCGTGCGTCGGCGGCCTGCTCAGCTGCCCCCTGCAGGTCCGCGAGCACCTGCAGGTAGATCGGTGGCAGGGCGTTGCCGTCCGTCATGTGGAAGACCAGCGAGTTTCCCGAGACAGTGACGCTCTCGATGCCATTGCCGGTGTAGCCCCGCGGGCCCTGGATCGCGATGCCCGCGTTCGCGGCGGGCCATGACGAGCCACTCCACACATAGGCGCGGCCCGTGTCGCCCGCTACGTACACCATGCCGGCGGTCAAACCCGTTGTCGGCAAGGCGGAGTAGGTTGCGGCGGTGCCGTCGATTTTCAGTGCGACGACGACGCCGGGTTCGTTCGGATCGTGAATGTCCGCGTACCCCTGAGCGACATACTCCTGGTAGAACAGCGACCACTTGAACCAGCGGACCTGGTTGACGGCCAGTATCGAAGTGTTGGTTCTGCCGACGAGCGGTACCAGTGATCCGAAGACCGGTGCAGCCATCATTCCTCCCGGACGCGACGTTTCGGAATGTCGGGCAGCGTGATTCCCTGTGATGCAGCCTCGAGCGTGGCTGAGTGACCCCACCGCGCCATGTCGGTGGAGAACTCACGCTCGATCGCCAAGTCCTTCTCGACGGCGTCGAGCCGCTCTTCGAGGGTCTTGACGTTGGTGGTGGCGACAGACCGCCACACGGTGATGATGCCGCCGATTGCGATGCCGATGCCGTTGATCGCGGCCAGCACGATTCCGACGGTCTCCCCGCTCATTTCACCCCTAAGTCAGCCCACACCCGGATCATCGCCAGGTGGACGAGAGACGCTCCCACCGCGATCCCGCCAGTGAGGATCGGACCTGGCGGTTCCGCGTATGCAGCGGACAGCAGTACCGCAGACCCGTAGAACCCCCACACGCCGGCAGCCACCGCATGCGTGTAGCCGACGTAGCGCGTGGACAACGCCGACGCGGCGAGGACAGCTGCAGTCGCGACGAACAGAATCGGCCACACCGGACCCCACGACTCGATTGTGACAACAACCGACAGCTGCCCCTCGGGCAGTGGGCGGCGGACCCAAAAGCTCGGTCCCGCATACGAGGCGCCGGTGAGGAACGCGATAAGCGCGAGGGTAAATGACACTCGCTGCGCCCCAACCATCAGGCGTCCTTGCGGGCGTCCCACAAGGCGATCAGATCGCCGCGGTCAGCCTCGGCGGGGAACTGGATGTCCTGTGCCGTCAGGAATTCCTGCCACGCGACTTCGCTGGATCCCTTGCCGGACCGGGGAGGCTCCTGGACGTCAGCGACGGGGTCCAGCGCGGCAACCGGCTCGCCGTCTCCGAAGCCGGCGCGCTCCGCGACGACGTCGGGCACCGAGAATCCGGTGGTATTGCCGGAAGTGACGGTCTGGACCTGGTCTGCCGAGTCGGCAGCATCGAGCAGTCGACGTGCAACCTCCGCGGTCTGGTCGGACGAAGCAGGAATGATCGTGGGCATCTGTGGCTCCTAGGTGAGGGTGACGAGAACGGCGGCCTGGGGTCCTTCCCAGGCCGGGACGTACGTGCGTTCGGCGATCGCGTATCGGGCGCCGCCTCGCACGTCGACGACGCTGCGGTAGGTGACGTCGGTGCGGCGGATCTGCATCGCGCCGGTCGCGACCAGCCAGGCCGTGTCGACATCTGCGGCCGTCGTGTCCGGTCCGGTGTTCGGGTAGACACCAAACGACCAGCGGGTGCCGAGCGTGGTGACCTTGCGCCCACTCTCCACATCGACCTGGTTCTTCTCGGCAGCGAAGCCTGCAATGTGACGCGGGGCGTGGATGATGCCGACTCCGCCGTACTCCTCAGCGAGGGTCTCTTCGAGGAGTCCGACACCCTTGACCAGTGGAACCGCCGTGGTGGTGAGAATGTCGGTCGGGGTGTCCATGAGCGGGCGCTCGTAGTCGCCTGCCCACAGCGCCTTCTCGACCGCGGCCCATTCGCCGCCGGCCAGGGCTCGGCGCGCCTGATCGAGGATGTCGTCCTCAGTCAGGCCTACCGGGCTGCAGGTGAAGCCGCGGTATACGACGAGCGGATCGAACTGGGCGATGTCGATGCCCGAATCGAACTCGGGCGGATCGTTCGGCGGCGCGCACTCGGCGCGGGACAGCTTCGCGGGCCCGGTCGGGTTGGCCTCGAACTCGACGCCGTTGCGCAGCTTCGGGTTCGACTCGACGACGAGGTCGGCGGCGGTCGCCAGGCCGTACCGGGACGGTGTAATCGTCGGCGATGCGACGTGGATGTACGGGGCGACAGCCACCGGAGCCTCCAAAGGTTGTGCTGGTCAGTGGAAGCCGTCGAGGGCACCTGCCAGCCCTGCAGGTGCCCTCGACGGTTGACTACGGGGTGGCGGGGACGATCTTGCCGTCGCCGTCCAGCTCGCGGGCGATGCCGGTGGCACCGTTGAGAGCGAGCGGGACCCGCAGGAGGCGCGCCTTCCAGCGGCGCTTGATGACCAGCAGCTTCTCCTCGACGAAGAGGCGGTGGAAGTCGTTCACCTTCAGGTTCGTCGAGTCGTAGATGCCTTCGAGGTTGATCACCTCGCCGCGGGCACGGACGAAGGTGCCGGCGGCGTAGATGAGGAGATCGACGGTGTCGGGCCACGAGGTGATCGCGGTCGCGCCACCGAAGCCGTTGGCGACACCGGTGAATGCGTCCTGCCAGTCGTACACCCACTGCGGCTTCGCGTTGCGGGCGGCGAACCAGGCGTCGATCTGCTGGTCGCTGATCTTGTAGCCCTCGTCCGGGGTGAGGCCGGAGCGCTGGGCGAGGTCCGCACGGAACACGGCCTTGAGCCACATCGGGGCCTTCACCTCAAGGGTGAGGGTGTCGGGGGCACGGTTGAGGTACCGGTAGTCGACGATCTGGATGTCGATCGCGTTGAGGACGGAGGTGGAAGCGGATGCACCCAGGCTCAGGGTGATCGCTGTTCCGGACTCGTCGACCATTCGCTTGATCGTTCGGGCATTGACCTTGTGGGAGTGCGCGATCAGAGCGTGCTCGACGACCTCGGCGGTCATCTCCGGGTAGGCGTCGTTCTGCAGGATGCCGGCAACGATGCCCAGGCCTGCGGTCTCGGCACGCTTCTCGTCGAAGTTCGGGCAGGGGACGCGGTAGAACGGCTTCTCGGTCCCGGCGACGGTCTCGCCGGTGGGCTTGGTGAAGCCGGTTCCGGCGATGGCCTGTGCCTCGGTCTGCATGAAGCCCGTGGCGTTGTAGATCGCGGTGAAATCGGGGCCCTCCGTGAACCGGAGGCCACCGCGCTTGGCCTGGACTTCCGGCACGTCGATCAGGCCGGCGTTGGCGTCGGCGAGGATGCCTCCGAGGTCGTAGAGGGTCTCGGACGGTGCGCACCAACCACCCGCGGCGACCAGCGACCCACCCTCGAGTCGGCTCGCATCTGCAGCGTGGTCGATGACGTCCTGGTCGCGGGTGCCGTCCGCGACGAGGTCGTCTTGGAACGGGATGTGGATCTGCGCGATGCCGGCACGCATCATCACGTTCGGAGCGCCGGTGGGGAAGGAGCCCATGCGGGCGTTCGCCGCACGCGCGAGCTCCTTGGTGTCCACCAGTCGCTGGCCGGCCGCGAATCCGGCAACGTCGGCGGCCGCGGTGATCGACAGTGTCGGTGCCGTCTGCGTGGTGACGATCTCCTGGCGGGGCAGGTCGGCGAGACGGACGCGGCGGACAGGCCGGTTCGCCGAGGCGGCAACAGCTTCCGGGGCGGGAGCGGTGTCACCGGCGGCCTCGGCGCCGGACTCGGCACCTTCTGCGGCCTCGGAGCCGCTGTCGGTTCCGAGGTCGCCACCGTCCTCGGTGTTGTCGCCGCCCTCGCCCTCGGTCGACTCGCTCTCGCCGGTGACGGCGTTCACGCGCGCGGCGAGGTTGGCGAGACGGTCCTGGTGTTCGGCGGCGGCCTGCTCGCGACGGCCCTGCTCGACAGCGATGCCGTCGATGACGTCCGCGAGAGCCTCGATCGCAGCGAGCGCGTCGTCGGTGTCGGCGCCGGCTGCGTGCAGCTCGTGGAACGTCGACACAGCCTCGTTCGCGAGAGCGGCGACGTCGACGTTGCCGCCCGAGGCGTTGTCGGCGAGGAGCGCGGCGACCGCAGCCTTCGCGTCGGAACCTTCGGCCGGGGACTGCGCTGCGTTGATCAGATCCTGGAGAGTGACACCCATCGGGGGCCTCCTGTGGTCGAACGGGCACATTGTGCCCGGCCCACAGCCAGCGGCGATCTATCTGCACACTCTATCCCCTGCACGGGGCATCAGTGACTATCCGGTTGGTTCAGCGCTCGATCTTCGTGTATGTGCTTCCGGGCTGCGCCGCGGCCGCGCGCGCCTCAGCTTCGGTCGCATACCGCTTGACGGTGCCGTCGGATCGGGTGACCTGGTGGACCGTCCGCTTCGCTCCGCCTCCGCAATTGCATCCCATGTCAGTGGTCGCCCTTCTTGTCGTTGTGCTTGCCGGGCCAGACCCCGAACACCTTGTGGTAGTAGTTCGCTGCCAGGCCCTTGACCTGTTCGGGGGTCATCTCGCCGGGCGGGATCGCCTTCGTCAGCGCCTTCACGAGGGACGTGTACGGGTGCGGCTTCTCCGCCCACTTCGCCAGTCCCTCGCCTTGGGTCCAGTACCGCTCGAGCTGCCGGGCGCCCTTGTCCTTGACCCCGGGTGTGTCGGCGGCTCGTCCGACGCGTCGAGCAGCTGCCGCCAGGCGCGCTGCCCGGACACGGTTGGCAGCGCTCTCGCGACGGCTCGCTCGTATCTCCGTCGCACGGAGCTCCACCGCGACTTGTTGGGCGAGGGTTGGGATGTGGACACTTTCGGTTCTCTCGTTTCGTGCTGGTGTTCGTGGCACACCGGCCGCGATGAGGGATCGCATCCCGGACGCGGCGAGTGCCTTGGTTCGTGGGACTGGGAAGCCGGGGACGTTGACGGCGAGGACGGCGACGAGTTCGAGCTGGTTGCTGCCGCGCTGCACGGTCCTCCAGTCGCCGGAGACGCCGGAGCGGCGGAGCTCGGCGACGCGGTCGTCGTCGACGCCGGGGAGGATGCGGCCGGACAGCCACGGTCCCCAGAGTCCGTCGGTGCAGCGGACGATCGCGACCGCGCTGCCGGTGTTGTCGTAGTGCTCGGCAGCTGCGCGCGCGGATGCTCGCATGCCGGCGTGCCCGGTGCCGAGGGTGAGCTTCCCGACGGCGAGGGGCCCTTCGGTCGTGGAGATCTCGCCCTGGTGGAAGTACGCGTAGTCGGTTTGGCTGACGGGTGGGGTCACGCACACGTCAGCGAATCCGATGTGGCAGGAGTCGGCCTGCGCGAGGTGCCCGAAGACGCGGCCGTCGTCGGTGACGGTGAGGGCGGTGAGCTCGTCGGCCTCGGGGGTGAAGAAGTCGGCTCGGTCGTAGACGACGGCGCCGGCCACGAGGGACGCGGTCACTGGCTCGAGGGGGATGTCGCGGATGTCGGTGTCGGCGAACCAGATCTGGAGCCGGTCGAAGCGCACGGCACCGGTGTCGGTGAGCTGGGCGGGGTCGAGGCCGTACCCTGCGGTGATGTGCGGGACGTAGCACTCGTGCTGCTCCGGCACGAGGTCGTACGTTCCGGACTCTTCGAGCGCGCCGAGGGCCGCAGACCGTAGCGAGGTGATGCCCTCGGTCTCGACGAGGTAGACAGCGCACGGTTCGTCACCGGACGGGTTGAAGGCTGCGTGCCCCCAGATCCGGCCCGTCATCGGGGCGACACCGATCTGGCTCATCGCGGCCTCAAGTTGGTCGCGCTGCTCGGGCGTCCACGCAGCTGCGTCGCCGAGGAAGACGAGGGTGGTGTGGAGGACGTCAGCGGGCTCGTAACCGTCGACAGCGAGACGTTCGGCGTCCTCCGCCGCGGGGACAAGGGCGATCATCGCACCGGTGTGCTGCGCGGCCGCGGCCGTCAGCGTCTCCTGCGCCGGCGCCGACGTGAACTCCTCGCCGTACACGGGTTCGATGCGGGCCTGCTCGAACGCCGGTGAGGAGACGAGAGTGACGCCCATCAGTTTCCACTCCGGCACCCGCATCAGGTGGCCGGACACCTCCGGCGGTTCTGGCGGCGTATCGGGTCCCACATTCCCCGGTGCAGCAGCCAAGGCGACTGCCGCGTCGTACGCCTGCCACGCCGCATCCAGCTCGGCTTGATCCCACTCGGTGCCGTCAGCACGAAGCGGGACTTCCTCGATCGCGATGTCGGACAGGTCCGCCGACACCCAGCCGGCGTTGCCGCGGCCGACCTTCGCGGCCCAGTCGCGGCCGTGCTCGTCATGGAGGTCGAACGATCCTTCGGCCCACAGCATGTCGCCGTCGATCCACGCGCGGGTGAGTAGCCCGACGACGCGGGACCCGTCGTGGCCGCCGGCGAGCTTCTCCTGCGCGGACAGCGCGAGCGGCAGCGGCCGGACCGCTGGCTCGGCGCCGTCAGCGAGGACGAACTCACGGCGGTCACCGGAGCGGGTGTTGACCGGCATGATCGGGCCGCGCCATCCTGACGGCAGTTCGGATTCGGTTGGTGCAGTCATGGCTGGCTCCCCTGTCTGGTCGGTGGCTGGGGTTAGAGGATGATCTCGGCGGTGATGACGGGTGCCGTCTCACCGAAGTAGGCGTCGGTGATGAGGAGCATTGCGCCGGCGCCGAACAAGAGCTCGGCGTCCGGGAGAGGAATGATGTGGGTGCCGGCCAACGCCTTCACCGCGATGAGGAGTGGCCCGCCGCGGCGGTGGCTCCTGGGCAGCTCGGCAGTGGCGGCCGCGCGGTCTGTGGTGGCCGGGAGGTACCGCGGGATCTTGAGGGTTCTCCCTACGACGCGTTCGATGTTGGAGTTCGTGACGCCGAGGACGTCGCGCGTGTTCGGGACCGGGGTGAACATCTCGACGTTCCTCGCGAGGGTGACCGTTTCGAGGATGCTGTCGAAACGCTCGACGATGTCCGCAGCCTCGGGGTCGTCGACTGCCCCGGTGGCGACGTCCTGGATCCGCTGCTGCATCCCCGGGTCTCGCCACTCGGTGATCGCCTCGCGCTGGCGGTCGTCGAGCTGCTCAAGTACGCGTGCGAAGTCGTGGGCGAGCTGCTCAGCGAGTGTGGCGTCGTCACCCAGTTCGGGCGTCGCCCCCTCGGGGGTGTCGGTGTCGGCGCCGTCGGGCGTGTGGCTATCCGACGGCGCCGGCGGCTCTTCCTCCGGGGTAGCGAGGTCGGGTCCTACGTCACTCGGCGCTTCGTCGTGATCCTCCACGTCGGAATCAGGAGCGGGATCCTCAGCGGCCGGCCGGACTTCGTCGTCGTCTCGACGCCGGTCACGACGAGGAGGCGCAGCGTCCGGTCGGTCATCTTCCACGACGGGGACGTCGTCAGCATCTGGCACGTCCACGTCCGTGTCCGTATGGACCATCGGGTTCTGGGCACGCTGCTGCTCCTCGGTGGGTGCGGGGTGGGCGGCTTCGACGACTTCGCCGTTGCGTTCACGTTCGAGGCGGTTGATCGCCTCAGCGACCGCGGCCTCGTCGTCCGGGCCGAGGCGCGCGTTCATCGGGCCCACACCGCGGCCGCCCCACATGCCTTGCAGTTCGGCCTGCATCTCGTCCCACGACAGGATCGCCAGGCTGCATCTGCAGTTGATGGTCTCGTGGGCGAGGCCGGCTGGGTCTGCGGGATGCTGGATGGGTGTGCCGCCCACGATGAACGGTTCAGTGAGCCGCACCATCTGGCCGTCAGCAACCGCGTGGGAGAGGCGGGTCCGCTCGTCGTGGGTGGACAGCCACCGCTTGTACATCTTGTCGCCGGTGATGTCCTCTGACGCCTGCGCCGCGGCGAGGGATCCCGCTTCCATCGCGGCGTGGATCTCGGTGCGGGCGATGCGGCGTGCGAGCCACTGCCATTCGAGGTTGCGTTCGTCGTGTTGGTTCCACAGGTCCCGGCGGCGGCCCTTCAGGATCGGGATCTCCCCGGGCGGTGTGGTGGGGTCCTTCAGCTTCCGATCGATCGCGGAGATTTCGGCGCGGACTCTGCGGGCGGGGGCGTCGATGTTGAGGATGCGGCCGATACGGTCCTGGACCTGGTCGATGCTCTCGTTGTTCACCATCGCCTCGAGCAGTTCGGGGCGAAGCTCCTCGAAGGCGCCTTCGGGCCAGATCTTCAGGCGGTCGTGGACGGTGGCCATGGCGAGTTCTTGCCAGTGGACGACGGAGATGTCGGCGGCACGCTGGTTCGCGGCGAACGCCTCACCGAACGCTTCGTCGAGGACGGGGAACACGTGCTGTTCGAGGGCACGTTCCCACACCCCGAACGCGGCGCGCGCGGCATCGAGGTCCGGCTCGGGGGCCGGTCCGCCGTCAGCGAGGAGCGCCTCGTCAGGGAGTGGCTGACCGAGGACGAGTGCCCGCGTGGTGTCGAGCCACACCGTCATCGCCGCGACGAGTGCTGAGTGGAGGCGGTGTTCGCCTCGGGTCATGGTGGAGTGGGCTCGCATCCGCGCAGGGAGCCACGTGTCGCGTCGAGTCATCGCCACCTCACGCCCGACCGTCGGCGGGTGGGCAGTACTTCGTGCGGACGGCACAGTCGCGGCGGCCATGGAACGGGCAGCTCCGCCAGCGAGTGACCGTGGTCGTCGCGAACCGGATCGCCGCCCGCTGCCGCGGCCGCAGCCACTTGATCAAACCGATCGAGTTCACGACCCCGAATGCGCACGCCGACAGCAGGAACCCCGGCTGACCGGTCACCAGCGCATACGCGATCCACAGCGTCTGCACAGCGAGTCCGACGCCGTAGCCGTACCAGCGAACCCGATCCCCGAGCGTGGTCAGGTACAGGCCGAACACACCGATCCCCGCGAGGAGGAACGACCACCACATCGGAATGTCGCTACTCATGGGCCACCGCCAGCACCGCTTCGAGATCGGCACGGGCGTGGGCCTGGGACTTCACGATCAGCTCGCGCACGTACCAGTCGACCGCGGTGTACAGCTTCGGCTGCCCGGGGAGGACGAGCGCGAGGTGTTCCCACGCGCCGGTGAGGAGGCGGTCGCACTCTGCGTGGGTAGAGGCGATGCGCCGGCGGGTGTGGAGCATGTGGGCGGGCACACCGGTGTACACGCCACGAACATTGCGGCCCAACGACTTCTTCCCGGCCACCTCGAGTGCACGCAGAACAGCGATCTCGCAGGCGAGTAGCTCTTGGCTGACGGTGGGTGCGGTCACTGGCCGGGTCCTGTCTCGACGGTGTCATCGGGTGCGCTGGTGGGCTGCTCGGGTGGTTCTTCCTGCCCGCTGGTGTCTGTGGCCGGCGTCGTCTCCACCACCGGCCGCGGCGCCGATGTGGCGGGGGCAGCACCGGTGAGGTCGACGTCGATGCCGAGCTCCGGCAGCAGCTTCTCGGCCAGCTCCGGCCGAGCCATCAGAAGCTTCGTCAGGATCGACTTCTTCTCCTCCTCCGGCTTCGGGGCGTCCTTGTCCGTGAAGCCGTTCTCACGGAGGACCGCGGCGCCACCGAGGAGGCCCTTGTCGAACAGCTCCCGGGAATCGACGGACTTGTCGGGGCGGAGCTCGAGTTCGCTGGCGTCGAACCACACGAGGTAGTCGGCCCAGTCCTCCACACCCTCGGCCTGCAACATCGGGTGGAGGAAGCCGGCGGTGAGGGCGTGGCAGATCGTCGCGACGGTCGGCGAGAGGACGAGGGTGACTTCCTCGGAGGTGATAAGCCAGCCGGTGTTTCCTGTGAAGAACGACTGCCCGTTCCGGCGCGCGAACCAGGTGTGGTTCAACGTCGTCGGGCACCACAGGACACCGGTGTACGACTCGATGACGACGGGGCGGCGCCCGTCTTTGTCCTTACCGGGCCGCTGCCGCGTCTGCTGGAACCCCGCGACGGCCACACCATCACCGGAGGCGTGAGTGGACACCGACCGTCCGGACAGGATCAGCGCCCGCTCGAACGCGGCGAGGGCAGCGGGGTTCTTCTGCCATACGTCGGTGCGACCAGCGCGGTAGTGCCACCCGTCGCCCTGGCAGGAGATGTCGATGAACAGTTCGAGTTGGGCGAGGGTGAGCTGTTCGACGAACTGGGTCGAGACGATCTTGTCGCGGCCGGGGACGTGTTCGAGGATCTGCGCGGACGCCTCAACACCTAGCGAGAACACGGTGATCGGGCCGCCGTGGGAGGACTCGTTCGGCTGGACTCGTTCGCTCCATCCCGTCATACCGAACTGGCGGATGAGCGCCGCGCGGATCCGGTCAACCCGCTCAGGGTTCACCGTGTGAGACTGCGCAATCGAGACGCGTGGGCCGCCGGTGCCCAGGTTTCCTTCCGTCCAGTACCAGGCCACGAGTTCGACGAGGTCGTCGTTCCACTTCGCGTCGGTCGGGAGGTCGGCGTGAGGGGCTCCGGTGATAATCGCGTGGGGGGCGCCGAGCTCCTCGGACACCGTCCACTCCCGTTCCCAGGTTTGGACGCCGTTCCTCGTGCGCGGCCGCAGGACCGGCCACTTGTGGTCCAGGGTGGTCAGCGAGTTGTGCCGCTGAGTCTGCATGAGGCGCATCGGCTCGTCGACGACGTCGGCACGGTAGATGTCCTGGACCGGCTGCCATTCGGTCATGCCGGTTTCGTGGTTCAGGGTGAGGACGATGTCGCCGATCGCGAGTTGGTCCTGGTAGATCCAGCCGCGGTCCCACGTGTACACCTCGGTGGTGTCGTCCACACACCAGTGGTTGGCGGTGGACATGCCGAGGAGCGTTTCGGGTGGGGAGTCCATGCCGAGGGCGACGCGGCGGATCGCGGACTCCTCCATCTCGGGGAGCTTCGCATCGAGCGGGGTGGAGAAGTCGATGTGCTGGATCTTGTCGACGAACTCGGCGGGGACCTTGGCGACCATCGGGACGACCGCGGCCGCGGACTCGGGGTCCTGGATCGGGGTGATCATGTTCTCGATCAGCTCTTCGAGGAACGGATCCGCGTCGGGGTCGTCGTCTTGGCGGGCCTTCAGTAGTGAGATGCTGTCAGGAACCAGGAGGAGGCCGGCGCCGGCGAGGCGTGAGTCGATCTCCGCCGCGGTCCGCTTCCCCAGCCCGCGGAGTGTCCGGGCCACAGGCAGCACGGCCTTCGCGGGACAGTCGGCGAGCGCACTGTGCTGTGGGTCCGGCCGGTGGCAGCGGATCACGATCTCGTCGTCGGTGATGTTCCGGGACTCGACACCGTCGTTGAGCTTCCACGACTTGCCTTGCCCCGTCAGTTCGGAGACGGAGTGGGCGGCGAAGCGGAAGTGGCTGCCGTCGTCGTCGCCCTCGGACACGATGAGCATCGTTTCGCCGTTGAACGTGAGCTGCTGTGCCGCGCGGTGGATGGACTGCTGGGTTCGGGCGATGTCGCCGAGGAGGTCGTTGCATAGCTCGTACGCCAGACCTTCGGTGACTGCGGTCGGTTCGGCGCCGAGCTCCTCGCCACGCTTCGCGGCGAACAGGCGGTAGCGGGATGCGCCGCGCGCGACGCGGTCGCCGGCGAATCGGAACTCGGGGATCTCCCCACGCAGTTCCCATGCTTCGGTCTGCCATGAAGCGACGGGTGGCCGTTTCTTGGTCTTGGCGACGGTCTTGCCGAACACGACTTGCGCGGCCGCGGTGACCGCCTGCGAGGGGAGGCCGCTTGATGTCGACGGGATCTCGTACGTTCCGACGACCACACCCGGCTTGGGGGCAGGGAGGTCACGGATACGCCGGCGGGCGATGCTCGTGGCCTTCGCGGCGTTGTCGGCGGCCATGGATGCCGCGATCTGATGGGCGGTGGAGTCCGGTCGCGGCCGGCGGCGCAGCTTCATCAGTTGAGCTCCTCGGCGGCGTCGAGGATGCTCGCGGCGAGCCCGATCAGGTAGGACGCGGTGAGCGCGGCCGCGGGGATGATGAAGCCGGGGTGTTCTCCGTAGAACCAGGCGACGGTCATGACACCGGCTGCGACCCACACGGATAGGCACCAGGGACAGGTCAGCAGATAGGGGATGTCGTGATCAGGCCCCAGCCTGCGAATGACGTACGCCCGCAGGTGTCGGGTGATGAAGTCGCGGGTGACGAGCCTGGTGATGCGTGCGGTCGCGCCGAGCGCCAGCAGGAAGATCGCGATGGTCACAGATACAGCCCTCCGTCGATGGACAGAAATAACTGTATCCGGAGTTACTGGCGTTGGACCTCACCGCAAGGAATTGCCTACCCTGCGGTGAGGTACTTACTTGGAGACTTCAGATTCCGTGACGGCCGACAGCCATGTACCGGGGGCGTAGATTCCCAAGTACATGTTCGCCGGTGACTGCACTATGAGCGACCCATCCACGATCTTGAATGTTGTCGCGCTGTCGTACATGTGAGAGAACGGCTCGGTCTTGTTGATGACCTTGTAAGTGACACGGATTGCCATGGTGTTAGTCCTCCTTGTGGAGTCGGATAAGACAATCGAGACCATAGCCACTCCTGCCGACACCAACTCGCCAGATTCGCTCAGAGCGGTTCTCGGTTTCGGATGAAGTCACCAGGCGCCATGAGCTGCTTGCAGACGCCGCAGTGGGCGCCGGGTCGGATCTGCGCTTCGAGTCCGAGGTGTAATGCGATGTGGTGGTCGCAGATGGCTACGCGGGGCATCTGGTTGGTGTGCATGTGGATGTCGGCGATGTGTGTGGCGGGGCGCTGACAGTCGCCGGTGTCGTTGTCGGTGAGGTCGCATATGACCGCGAAGTCGAGGTGCTCCAACGGATCCGCGGTCACAGCATCCGCCTTGGGAACTGGAACGCTGCGGGGATCACGGCTGGCGGAGCTGGCGGCCGCGGTGGCACCTCGGGCTCAGTGAGCCATTCGATGATCGATGGAAGGCTATTCCACTGGCCCCAGTGCGAGTACAGCTCTTTCGAGACGCCGGCGCATTCGATGAGGCACTCGAAGTTGTTCTCCTGGGTGAGGGTCGAGTAGCCGTATGAGTGGGTGCGCTCGGTGACAACTACCTCCGCGTCGGGTGGTGCCCCGAGCTTGCGGCGCACGTCGTCAGCGATAGGCCCGGTGACGATGCGTTTCACGCAGTCGGTTTCGCAGCTGTACTCAGGTTCTCCGCGGGTCGGAGCTTCCTCCCACTCTGCGACGGGTGGATGGTCATCTCCGAACTGCTTCGCCTGCTCGACGGGCACCTCGTAGCTCTTCATTTCACTCTCCTGGTGGGCCCGTACTTGGTGCGGCGCTGCTTGTTCGGCTGGTCCGCCCACATAGGTGGTGTCTTCGCGGGGCGCGGCAGGGCCTGCTGCCGCGGTGTCTCGGGACGGGGTGTGCCCGCGTCGGGGTCGAGCCACGAGGGCAGCTTCCCGCCGGCCTCAGCGTGCATCAAGGGGTTGGCCGGCAGCCGCCACGGCATCACCGGCTCCGTGTGCTGACGGATGAAGGCACACTGCTCGAGCACGTTCTCGCGCTCGTCGGCTGCCAGCCACCCGATGGCGTCGAGTGCTGCGGCCTCGTCGTACTCCTCCCCCGTTCCGAGGGCGTCCCGCCATACGAGGTGGCGGATCGTCTGCAGCGGGCCGCGGAGCTCGCGCACGGATGGGAACTGGTCGGGGCCGCGGCCGACTGTGATCAGGTCTGTCGGCTGGGTGAGTCGACGAATTGTGAGCTGGATGAGTCGGACCCAGGTGCTGGCGGCGTCGCGGCTGTCCGCGAGCGTGAAGTCGCGGCCGTAGCGCATCGGCTCACCGTCGGAGATCGGCTCAGTCACGGGCTGTCTCGATTCGGTAGCTGTTGTCGGGGTTCGCGATGCGGGCAGCGGCGCGGCAGGCGCTCTCGTCTGCCCATCCGGCCGGTGATTCGGCGAGGGTGCGGCCGGCGGGTGCACGGCGGGTCCACCGCCACTCCCCCAGGCTGTCGCGGTAGACGCGGATCGTGTCGACGCGAGGTGAGGCTTCGATCCGCGCGAGGTCAGTCATCCAGTACCGCCCGGCATGCCTGGTAGCCCTTCTCGTGGCCGGCGACCCACATCTCACGCGCCAAACTCACGATCGCGTCAGGGGTAGCCGCGGCCATGAACTCGGCGGTGGTGTTGTCGAGGACCACTCCGGCGATCTCGAACGCGGCGCGATGCTGAGAGTTGGTGTTGTCGTAGACGCGCTTCGCGGCGATGACCGCTTCCGCGAGCATCACGAGCTTCTCCCCCGCGGTCTCTTCGCGGGTGGGGCCGCGCATGGATTCCAGCTCGCTGCGGGTGAGTCCGGACATGCCTCCGTCTCCGTCAGCGACCCACAGTTCTTCGCCTTGCTCGTCGTGGACGGTCCAGCGGATGCCCTGCACGTCACGCAACACGTTGTCGCTCACTTCGCCTCCTCGGGCACCCACAGCACAGTCGCAGGGAGGGCGAGATCCGACGAGGTGGACACGTACCTACTTCCCGCCTCCCGCCATGTGCGGTACGGGATGTGGTCCTTGGCCTCGTAGACACCGCCTTGCTCGGTGAGGACGACCGCGCCCGCGGGAAGTACCTCAAGCTGGACGATGGTCTCCACCACACGCGGGCGGGAGTAGCCAGCACGGAGGATTGCGCCGGCGGCCATTGTTGGGTCGGTCGCGAGAGTTAGATCCGGATTCAGTCGCGAGAATCGGCTGATGAGTGCGGCTAGATGGGTCCGATCATCGCCAGAGGCTTTGACGTAGCCGGCAGCGAGGATCGCGTCAGCGAGGTGTTCGCATCGGTCGTCGCCGTTGTACCCGCAAGCGAGTCGGCAGCCTTGCTCATTGTCGCTGTCGGAGAGGTGTCGGTCGAGTAGTGCGACGAGTTCGTCTCGTGTGCTCACGATGCCTCCTTCGGGGTGGCGTAGGTATGGGGTCCGCTCCATGTCCACTCGGGAGTCCCGAAGTGGCAGACACGGTCCCAGGTGTTCGAGTGCAGCCAGTGGAGCAGCGGTTGGTGGATCGCCTCGCTGCAGTGTTTGCAGACACTCACGGCTACTCCTCTCCTCGGTGGTCGGCGGTGCAGTCTTCTCGGCAGTCCTCGTCACATCCGGTCCAGAACTCGTCGTCGGGGTCGGTGATGTTGTCGCTCACGGCTGGTCACCGCCCTCCGCCACACGAGCAGCAGCCCGGACGGCGTCACCGTGGAACCTGACGAGCCGCTCGAGCGACGGCGTCACGTCTCCGCCGTCGACGACAGCACGTTCCAGGACGAACCCGAGGTCGCCGAGCAGGCCCGCGTTCATCACCACGTGGCCGGCGTTGGTGAGTGCAGCCACCACATGCGCGGCGTGCAGCTGCCTCAGGACCCCCATCCCGTCCCTGTACGTCTTCCCGGTTGTGAACTGCTCGCCGCAAACACACTGATGTCCGATCCATTCGAGCGTGTGCTCGGCGATGATCTGTTCCGCAGTGCTCACAGCACGCCCTCCTGGTTCTCCTGAATGCACCACGGGCACATGCCGTCCGCGAGTGCGCTGGTGTGCCACACGTGCTCGCACATCTCGCAAGCTGAGGTGAGACCCTGTTCCGCGTTCATGCCTCGTCTCCGTCCACACGCACAAACGGGGCGGATTCGGGGTGCCCGGCATCGCACTGAGGCGCGCCAACGCATCGGTTCCAGCCTGATTCTGGCCGCCGCTCCCAGTGGCATCCGAACGCGTCAGACACCTTCCGCACGGATGCGGGGACTTCGTGCAGGTTCGGCCAGGGCTTCTCCGGTGTGCCATCCGGCCCACTGTTCGCAAAGAGGATCGGCGCGTTGGGATCACAGGTGCGACACGGGCCGCACAGTTCGCACACCTTCTCGGTGCACAGCCCGCCTGGGTTCCAGCACTCCACAGTGCCGGTGCCACCGCACGGGTCTTCCGGCTCGCTATCCGGGACCGACACAGCAGGCGGCGGGAACAGCGCGACCAGCCGCTTGTAGCTTTCGTTCTCCCGGTCCGCCGTGAACGACATGTCCGACAGAAGTCCGAACAGCCAGCGCACATCCTCGGCCTGCTCCTCGGTGAGCACCGTCCCGCCTTCGGGGAGTAGGCGCCCATCAGCCGCAAGCCGATCCAGGACAGCGCGCATGGGCCGGGTGTAGTTCTCCTGGGTCTCGGCATCGAGTGAGCCCCACTTCGCCAAGGTGGGATATACGCGGCGCTGGGCGCGGCGGTACACCTTCGCGTACCGTTCCGCTTCCTCGTCGCAGGCAGACTCAGCCCGCCGATGCGCGGCGCGTGACCGCAGGATGTCCCGCAGCTCGTAGTCACCCTCGGCGTCGGCGACCTTCGCAGCGATCTCGTACTCCTCGGGCGTTATCGTGTCGGTCATCGGGTCTCCTCGATCGGCAGGATCATTGCGACGCACGTCTGCTCGACGACCTCGGGCGGAAGGAACGTCCACTCGACGTAGTCGTCGGCGAACTCGGCTTCGATCGGGCCGGACATGCCGACCTTCATCTCGCACTCGTCGATCGTCTCGGCCATCGGGCTCGTGCAGTCATTGTCGAACCACGGCTGCATCCAGCACTCATCGTGCGGGGCGAAGGGGTGCGGATGGTCGTCACGGTTCCAGCTCTCGCACTCGCAGTCCGGGTAGGAGTGGCATTCCGAGTTGCGGTCGCCGTGGCAGGTGAACTCGATCCGCGGCTGCTCGTCGGTACCGGTGATAGTGACGGTGTGAAGGTGGGTGCTCATCGGGTCTCCTTGTCCGCCCACGGGGCGCCGCACGTGCAGCCGTGAGGTCGGTCGCTATCGAGTGGGTGTCCGGCTTCGCGAACACAGCGGCAGACGTGACCGGCGCCGATGCCTCGGCCACCGTCGTCGTTGCATCGGTCGCTCATCGCTGGGTCTCCTTGTCAGGGTTGGTGATGCCGCGGGCGCCCCAACCCCACGGGTCGGGGTTGTCGAGACGCGGCTGGGTGACATGCGGCGCGTGTTTGGCGGCAACCAGTTCGGGCTCGATCCAGTGGTCACGCATCAGCTCTCCATGGGACGTACGGCGCGAGGTCGATGAACTCGAGGTCGTTGGCAGTCCAGAGCGAGCCGGGGCGTCCGTCGGTGGTGGTGTACCGGTAGCCGCCGCCTTCACGGATCCAGCGGCCGCCGTGGTCACGACTCGTGAATGTGGTGTTGTCGGGTACCTCGGATGCTGTCGCCCATTCGGTGGGCGCGTCTGTGGGGCTGTGGTTTTCGTCCGAGTCGGGCATGGCCGTGACAGTACAGTGTCACGGGTACAGTTGTCACTGTATCCGCGTCTATCGAGATAGGCGACGTGCCGCGACTCCCCGGGCTGTTCCGGTGTCGTCGCGGCGACGCTTGGCGACGGAGTGCACCGACGCCCCTGACGCGATCGGCGGCAACAGATCAGTAGCCAGGTGCACCGCGGCATCGAGCGCGCCCGGGGACCAGGTCGAGCCGGGTTCCCACATCTGCCACTCGGCCTTCAGGTTCGACAGGGACGGGTCCCGCCCGAACCATGCGCGGCTCGTCTTGATGGCCTGCGCGATCGGCTCGGCGCGCAGCAGCTTCTTCTTCCGTGAGTGCACGGTCACGATGCGGGGGCAGAGTGCGCGTTCGTCGATCTCCCCCTCACGCTGCAGGACATCCCATGCCTGGCGAACGAGGGTCGTTGCCTGGTCGCCGCCGTAGTTGGTCTCGATGACGAACCGGTCGGCGTCGACCTCCACGGCGAGGAGGCACGCTTCGCGGGACCACAGGTCGGAGGTCATGCGGGCCGTGCGGTCGTGGGTCCAGTAGAACCGGCCGTCGGTACCCCAGTGCCCGGCGACGATGCCGGCAGTGTCGCGGCCACCACCAGAAGGGTCGATGCCGACACCAGTGATCCTCGCCGGGGCGGGATCGGCGATCCTGTCGCGGATCTCTTCTTCGGTGAGGAGTGTTCCCTCCGCGTCGAATGGCATGCCCTGGTCTAGGGCGTTCCAGTCGCGGGTGGTGGAGGCCTTCTTGATTCGGGTCCAGTGTGCGTTGAGTGCGGCGGTGTCGCCGTCGTTGATACGTGGATGCGAGAGCGGTTCCCCGGGGGCGCGACCGAGCGGGTCGTCGAACACGCCTTTCGCGGGGTCGGGGCTCATCGCGAGGGCCGGCAGGTGCAGCACCCGCCACTCCCCTCCCTCTTCGACCCGGCCGTCGCGGGCGAGGAGCTTGCCGGCGAGGTCCTGTTGGTGCCAGCGGGTCATGACGATGACTTGCCGTGCTTCGGGTGCCATTCGGGAGATGAATGCGGATGAGTACCAGTCCCACACGGCGTCGCGGATCGTGGGCGAGTCTGCGGCGGCGCGGTCGGCGAGGGGGTCGTCGATGATGCCGAGGTCCATCTGGTTGCCGGTGAGGCCGCCGCGGGTGCCGCGGGCGCGCATGCCGCCGCCTGTGGTGAGGGTCCAGTCGGAGCGGGTGGATTCGTCGTCGCGGAGACGGAGCCCGTACGCGGAGCCGTAGGCGTTGACGAGGTCACGGCATGCGGCGCCGTGCGTGTTGGCGAGCTGCGCGGCGTAGGACGCGAGGATGATTCGATCTTGTGGCCGGTGGGTGAGCCACCAGAACGGGAACCAGCGCGATACCCGGGACGACTTCCCTACCTGCGGGGGTGTGAAGATCATCAGCTTGCCGTTCGGGGTGGCGAGCAGGTTGGTGAGTTCGTGGTCGATCAGCTCGAGGTGGGGTCGTTGCACGGTGAGGAGCGGCTCGTGTCGGAGCGCGAGGATGCCGGGGCTGGTGGCGTCGTTGATGGGGATGCCCTGGCGGGCGCACTCTTCGGCGAGTCGGTCGCGGAGGTACTGCTTCTCGCGGAGTGGTAGGTCGCGCCATTCTTCCTCGTCGAACAGGCTCATCTCGCGGTCTCCTGCAGGGTGTGCGGGCGGGTCATTGCTGCTCCTCTTCGTCGGCGGGTGTGGAGTCCAGAACCATCGGCCGCGGGGCGAGTTTGCCGAGAAGCTTCTCGACTTCGACGTCGAGTTCGCTGCGCGAGGAGATCGTGACGTCGGCTCTGGTCGGGGCTCCGAGGCCGAGAAGCTTGATTTGCCGGTCCAGGATCCGTAGGCACGTTTCGGCGGCGCCGGCGTCTCCGCGGATCGCTTTCACGTACTGGGGGCGCCAGAGTGCGTCTAGCCGTTCGAGTGCGATCGTGAGGGCTTGGTCGGCTAGATCTGCTCGGCGTGCTGCTTGTTCCGCGAGCGCCTTGGTGATCGCGTTGTGCGCGGCTCCGCGGCTGGAGTAGCCGAGCTGGTCGGCTACTTGCTGGTTGGTTGCGCCGCCGATGAGGAGTTGCAGGGCGCGTTCCTGCTTCTCGGCGGCCTGGGCGTTGACGCGGCGAGAGCGGGGCGACTTCACGGTTACCCCGCGAGCTCGGCGGTTTCACCGGAGATCGCTTCCCACCGTTCGATGATGACGTCGGCGTAGCAGGGGTCGAGTTCGATGAGGGCTGCGCGGCGGCCGGCGAGGAATGCTGCGGCCATGGTGGATCCGCTTCCGGAGAAGAGGTCGAGGACGATGCCTCCGGGTGGGCACGAGTTGGTGATGAGGGGTGCGATGAGGTCGACGGGTTTCATCGTGGGGTGGGTGGCGTTGGCGGTGGGTTTGTCGACGTGGATGACGGTGCTGGCGGTGTTGTCGCCGTGCCAGTGGTCGCCTCCTCGTCCGAGTCGTCCGATGCCGGCGGCGGTTGGGGTGAAGCCGTACAGGATTGGTTCGTGCTGGTAGTGGTAGTCGCTGCGCCCCATGACGAGTTGGTTCTTTACCCAGATCAGGTTCTGGCGCGGTGTGATTCCGGCTGCGCGCATGGCTGATTCGAACGTGACTCGTTCGGTGTCGGCGTGGGCGATGTAGACGGGTGCGCCGGGGCGGGCGACTTCCACTGCAGTGGTGAACGCGTCGTGTAGGAGGGCTTCGAGTCCGTGGGTGGTGTCGTTGCGGATGGTGAGGGCTTGCTTCGTTTTGCCGACGTAGTCGACGCCGTAGGGCGGGTCGGTCCAGATGCAGTCGGCGGTCTCGCCGTCGAGCATGGCCTGCACAGCGGCCGTGTCGGTGCTGCTGCCCACGTAGAGGCGGTGGGGGCCGAGGTTCCAGGTTTGACCGGCGGCGGCGCGGCTGGGCTGCTCGGGGCGGGCTGGGGCGTCGTCGGGGTCAGCGAGGGGCTGAGGTGGGTGGATGCTGCGTTCGAGGAGCGCGAGGTCGTCGGGGTTGTAGCCGGTGCCGTCGAGTGCGTCGAGGTCGTTGAGTACTGCGAGGAGCAGCTCGGGGTCGACGCCGGGCCCGAGGTCGGCGAGCCGATTGTCGGCGACGAGGATGCGGCGGGCGGTGTCTTCGTCGCATTCGATGAACTCGACGCGGATGGTGGTGCGGCCCTGGGATTGGGCGGCTTGCCAGAGGTGGTGGCCGGCGAGGATGGTGCCGTCGATGTGGGCGACGATGGCCCGGTACTGGCCGAAGGTCTCGAGGGATTTGGCGAGTTCATCGACGTCCCCGCGGTTCGGATTCTGCGGGTGGGGGTGCAGTTCGTCGATATGGACGTCTCGCGTGCCGTGGACGATTACGGGCATGGGGCCTCCCTTGTTGTGCCGCTATGGGTTTTCCGTTCGGCCGCGCAAGGGAAGGTGACGCGGACGGGCGGGTCAGATGTCGGGGCGCGCCCGGTGTTGCGCGCGCATGCGTCAGTGCTCGCGACCGAGGCGGAGTTCCTCCACGTGGCGGGACCGCTCGGCCATCTCCTGTACAGCACTCCCCGGGTAGTGCGGGTGGCTCTCGTCGAACGGCACGGGTGGTGAGGGTTCGACGAGAGTGTCGGTGTGGAAGCCGCGCTCAGAGCTGTACCGCAGCGACTGGTAGGCCTGACCAAATGTCGCCGTCAGCAACCTCGGGTCGGAGGACCACCGCTGCAGCCGCGCCCACGTCGTCTCGCCTCCCTTCTCCACCCGCAAGAACACCGCATCGGATGGGTCGAGCGCCATGAGCCGGGCCGCGGAGGGTGTGCCGGCGCCTAGCGTGAGTCCGATGCTGCAGCATTCGACCCCAGTAATGGAGCGAGTCTTGGTCTCGACTCCCGCACCATCACGGGGATCCAGGTGGACATCGAACAGTTTCGGCAGGCCCACGTCCGCCGAGTGGATGGACACCTTCACACCGGTCAGCCCGGCGTTGTGGCGGGCGCGCGCCAACTCGAGTCCGTGGCTCATGCGTTGCCTCGCTTTCCTGTACCGAGGCAGTCCGGGCAGGTGACGGGGCGCACGAGCCCGGTCCGCACTGCGAGATCAGATCCGGGCGGTAACGAGGCCCAGGCAGTCCACGGGGACTCGTCGTCGTCGTTCGCGACCTGGCCGCAGCCCTCGCACTTGGCGCATGGCGGCGTCTCACAGGTGACGTTCACGGTGCCCAACTGCGTGACCGCACAGAAGTCGTCGACGAGCGTCTGGACCGCGTCACCAGCTTCGGTGCGCGGCATGTAGTTCCAGTGCCCCGGAGTCGGCGTCTCCGCGAACGGCAAGTCCTCCTTGAAGAACAAGCCCGTCGGATTCACCACGCACAGCGAGACGTACGGGATGCCATGCTCCGGTACCGGATCCAACTCCTTGACCTCGGTGATGATCGCGGCGCGAGGTTCGGGCAGGTACTCGCCGCCGGGGGTGCCGTACGACTGATAGTGCACCGTCTGGCCGACGAACGGCTGGCGGATTGTGTTCGCGGGCTGGGTCACTGGTTCTCCTGGGTTTCGGGGGCTGGTTCGGATCCGCGGAGTTTGTTGACGAGCGCGCTGATTTCGTCGTCGACAGCGGCTCGGGTGGTGACGGTGAGTTCGGACTTCTGCGGAGCTCCGAGCCCGAGGAGCTTGGCTTGCGAATCGAGGACACCGCGGGCCGCGGCGACAAGCTGCGAGCGGCCCACCAACTGGCCCTTGCCTTCCGCGGAGGTGATCGCCTCCCACGCCTTTGTGTACAGCGCCTCATAGCGGGCGTTAACGACTTCGCGGTAGTCGTCGACGGTTTCGCCTTCCACGCGCTCGAGGACTCGCTTCACGGCGCGGTGAGCGGTAGATCTGTCGGCGTATCCGCAGGCGTCGGCGACTTCGTCCCACGTCTTCCCGTCGCGCCGGAGTTGCATGGCGTTGACGGCTCGTTGGCGGTCACTGATGCCTTCCGGTTTGAGGTTGGCCATCGTCGTCTCCGGTGGTTGTGGGCCGGCTATGCGTTGGCCGTTTCGGTGGGGTGTGTCGAGTGTATCCACCGTTACTGGGGCCATGCGATTTTGGTGATGGCGAGTTTGTGGCGTTCGAGGACTGGGTAGGGCATCCGCCAGGTGGAGTGTTGGGCGCCGATGGTGGCGAGGGCGAGTGCGTCGGCGGCGTCGGCTTTGCGCTCGGCGCGTGGGGCTGAGGGATTCTCGGGGAGTTGGATGCCTGGCCACATGCGTTCGATTGCGGTGATGACTGCGGGTTTTCTGGCTGCGCCGTTGTCGGTGGCCCATTTTTTGAGGGTTGTGGGTGGGCAGACTGCGACGGGGATTTTGAGGTGGTCGAGTGCGTCGGAGATGAGCCACCAGAGGTGTGAGCGTTCGTCGGTGCCGGGGAGGTTGTGTCCGTAGGAGCGGCCTTCGATGACAGCGAGGGTGGTGTTGCGGGGTACGAGGTTCATGATGCGGGTTCGGATGGTGCGGATTCGTTGGCCTTTGATGTGGCGGGGGTCGTCTTTGAATCCGGGTTGGCCGATGAGGTGGATCGTGGGGTTGGGGGTGGCGCCGAGGATGGCGAGTCCGCTGCTGGTGAGGGATGGGTCGATTCCGATGATTGGGCCGGCTGTTGTAGGCGTGCAGTTTTCGCGTCCTGTGTGGGCTGTGGGCGCGTTGGAATCAACTTCTCGGGTGTCGGTAGCGGGGTTGGGCATCTGGTCGCTCCTGGCGTGTTCTGCGATGAGGCGTTGGTGTCGTTGGGCGCGCCGGATGCGGCCGAGGTGTGCGGGGAAGTTCTCCAGTGGGTGGGTGCCGGTGTTGTCGGTGGTGGTGCATGGTTGCCCGGCCGGCGCTTGGCAGTGGAGGCATTTCACGGTGAGGGCGAGGTCGCGGTCTTCGAGCTGGCCGAGGTCGGGGTTACGCATCGTCATCGGTCAGCCGACCATCCAGCAGCGAGCGCGTCAAACCTGGATTCGAGCGCGCGGTCTCGACGGTCCTCGAATGCTTGCCGGGTGTCGCGGTCTGCGTTCTCGCGGCTTGCGCGTTCGGATCGGATCGCGCGGGCGTGGGCAACGATCTCGGCAGGCTCCGGGGCGACCGATTCGGTGGCGGCTCGGCGCTCGACGGCTTCGATGAGGTCCGGTAGTTCGAGGTTGTAGCGGCTGAAGATCCGCGCCCATGTTTCGGCGTAGGCGGCCTGCCCTTCGCGTGTCTCGATCTTGGGCGCGGTACGACGGTGCGCCAATGAGACTTTCGCGAGTACCGCGGCGGCTTCTGCGTTGGTCGTCACGTGAGTTCCTTCCTGGGTGGGGCTGGTTCGGTACGTGCGAAGTCGTTCGCGAGGTCGATCCACTGCTGAGCCTTCGATAGCGTCGGCGCAGGAGCAGCGGAATTCGCCCCGGCTTTGTGGACGAAGGCGGCGATCTGGGTGGGGCTGAAGCTGTCGGAGGCTTCCCAGGCACGGATGCCGGCGGCGATCTGCTCGGTCGGGATGCCTGCCACGACGAGTGGGGTGATGGCGTTCTCGATGCCAGCGAGTGTTCGTTCGTCGATGGGTGCGGCGCGGGATTGCCGGTAGTCGTGCATGAACCTGTAGACGGCGGCGGGCCGGGCGGTTTCGTTTAGCGCGTCGGCGATCGCAAGCCCACGACGGCGTTTCGCGTCCGCGCTACTTACTGGGGGTGCAGAACCTACGTAAGTAGTTCTGTTCTCTTCTCTTCTACTCTCTTCTCCCCCCGTGACGTCACGGGACATGTCACGTGACTCCTCGGCCTCCCTGGCGCGCTGCCTTGCCTTCCTCTCGCGGTCGCCTTTGCGGCGTTTCACCAGGTCATCGCCATTCTTCTGCCAGCGTTCCCAGCCTTTGAGTCGGTATGTTCCTGGCTCAATTTCGTGCAGCAATCCGGACGCCAACAGCTCACTTTTCTTGCGGTTAAGTGCGCGAATTCCGAGCGTTTTGAGTGCAGTTTCGGTGACGATTCCGAGCGTCTCGGCCGCCCCGCAGTAGGCGATGATGCGGACAAACAGCACCTCGGCGCCCTCGCTCAGCGACAAGACAGAGGGGTCGAGGTAGTAGCTTGTCGACAGCCAGACGCGTTCCATTAGTTGCCGCCGTTAGCCCGCTTGAGCATCGCCCTCACCGCGGTCTCGCTGACACCGAGAGCCTCCGCCATGCGGGTATTCGGAACCCCTGCGGCGCGACCTTTCAGCATCAGAGCGATCCGGGTGCGCTTCTCAAAGTCCTGCCTCTGCTTGACCTTTGTGAGTTCAGCGAGGATGTCCGCAGCGGAACCGCCCACCTCTATCCCCTCCTCTAGTCGATATTGCATTCGAGCCCTCCAATCAAACCATGGCTGGAAACAGTGCACTGCTTCCACCGCTGGCGCCGAACCTCGCGATTCGACGCCAGCGGGTGTTGGTCAGGTCAGTCGCCGGCGGAGAACGTCGGCAGCTGGTGCACGGTGCCGGCCTGGTCGTCAGCCGGATCAGGGGCCTCTGCTTCCGTGTCACCGACGCCGGAATCCGTATCGGCATGGCCGGATTCCGTATCAGCGGAGTCCGCTTCCGGTTCGGGATCGTCGGACCCGTAGTCGCCGTACGCGCTCCCGTCCTGGTCGTCGTCGTACGGGAGTTCGGGGTCCTTCGGCTTCTCCATGGGGAGTTCGCGACCGATGGCGGCGTTGACGACCTTCCACTTCACGTAGTGGCGGACACCGTCCTTGATCTGTTCGTCGCCGACTCCGGTGCATTCGACTCGGACGGTGATGACGGCGATGTCGCCTGTGTCGGGGACGTGTTCGAACTGCTCGATGGGCATGCCGCTGAACTTGTAGACGGCCATCCCTGCCGTGGTCGACTTGTCGCCGTTCGCTCGTTCCTTGACCAGTGCCATGTCAGGCTTCCTTCACGTTGTAGGGCTGTGCGTTGATCTGCTTGAGGTTCTTCTCCGCGTCGCCGCGGTCTCGCCAGCTGCGGTGCGATCGGCCGACGACGGTGCCGTTGGTCGCCTTGCGGGTCCAGTGCCAGCCGCTGTCGCCGCGGGTGAGCTCGATGTTGTGCGGCTTGGGCTTGGGCGATTTCACTGCTGCAGTCTTGCGGGTCCTTCTGGGTGTCATGGCTACTGCTCCTTCTCGGGTTGGGGGTTTCCTTCGAACACGTGCCAGATGAGGCCGGCTGGGGTGACGACGGTGCCGATGAATCGGCCTGGCGGGACTGGGTGGCCTGTGCCGGCGATGTGGATCCACCGGCGTTCGATGTCGCGGCCGGGGTAGGTGGTGAACCACATGTCGATCTGGCTGCTGCGCCCGTCCCGGGTGGGTGCGACGGAGAGGATCTGGCCGCCGGGATGGATCGAGATGAGCTGCCGGTCAGTGACGGTGAGGGTCACCCGGTGGATCACGGGGTCTTCGACCGCGGTCACTGCTTCGCCTTCGCTGCATCCTTAGCCTGTTCGCCCTCGAGGTAGTCGATCAGCTCCGCGGCCTCAGATCTGGTGACCTGCTTCGACGAGGTGATTTCGCGGTGAAGATTGCTCGTCAGCCACTCATACTTCGCGGCGTCGGTGGTCACGCCCTCCTTGCCGAGGACGACGTGCAGCTTCTTCAACTGGGCCGTCGTAATCATCGGCACGGCGTCGACCGGTTCCGTGGCTGCTTCTGTTTCCAATTCCTGAGGTTCAGGTGCGGCTTCCTGAAGGTCGGTTACGTCGACGGGTGTTGGTTCGGCTGCCGGGACGAGTCCGAGCGAGCTCGCGATCCCTGACTCGCCACCGTCCATGCGCTGCGCCGTCGCACGGACGGGGCGAGCGTCCTCCATCTCCTCCCGCGCATAGGGCATTCCGAGCAAGCAGTCCGGCGCGGTTCGACGGCACGCCTCCGCTGTGGCGCGCGCGTAGAGCATGTTCTCGAGCTCGGTCTCGTACTTCCGGTTCGAGAAGTAGCCGGCCTTGCGCGCTCGGTCCGCAGTCCATTCCGAGCGTTCGATCTTGTCCGTGTCCTTCCTGCGTCCGCATACGACGACGCGGTTGGGTTCGACTGCCTCGGTCCAGATCTCGTGGCCGTTCGCTTGAACGACGGCTTTCATCACGCGGGCATACGTCGACGGTGCGCCGTGGACGATGAAGATGTTCTGCAGCGACGCGACGGCGTCGAGGCCCCACTTCGCGCCTGCCATGATCGCGACTGCGCCATCCTCAGGCTTGCCGCGGAATACCTGCGGGACCAGCGCGGTCTTACAGAGGGATTGTGCGAGCGTGTATGCGTGACTCATCTGCTGGACCTGCTCGGCAAGGGCGCCGCTGATCGAGAGCGGTCCTGGTGTCGCAGGGAGTGCGGTGGGCTGGGAGATAGCGATCTCTGCGTTGGTCATTCTGAGTAGTCCTCCTCGGTGAATGCCCACTTGGGCAGGCTGATTGGGTAGATGTCGTGCTCCCATCCCGGCCACTGGCCGGTGCGGTTGCAGTCCGCGAACGTGTTGATCGCGCGGCGGTTTCGTCTGCGTCCTTCTTCGACGTCCTCAGGGCCAAACCTGGTGACGGAAACCAGATAGGGCGGTTCTTTGGACTGTGCGATAAACAGGAACTCGGGGTCGTCATCGATGCCGGCCGCGATCACTTGGTCGAGGTACCAGGCGTTCTGGCAGTGGTAGCCGAAGTCGGCGGCGTGCCGTTCGAACACACGGGGGTCAGCGTCGGTGGTCGATTTGTAGTCGACGACCAGCAGGCGCGGCCCCGGCCGTGTCATCCAGTCCGGACGGCTCCGGAGGCGGACACCGGTGTCGGGGTCGGTGGTGTAGATCGACTGCTCGGCCTGGCCCTCCGCCTCCATCAGAGCCCTCGCGTACGGATGGTCGAGCAGCTTGGCGGCCATCGCATGGACCTGCGCATACTCCTCTGGCTTGAGCGCGACAGCACCGTCAGCGCGAGCCTCAGCGACGAACGCCTTCGCCTCCTTCGTGCTGACCGCGCCGTTGGATGCAAGGAGTCCGACGGGGATCTCACGAAGTTCGGCACCCGCACCAAGCACAAGCGAGTGCGCAGCGTGCCCGAAGTCGAAGGCCTTCCTCGGTGGCCGCGGGTGATCCTGCTCGTACCGAAACTGCGCCGGCGACTTCAGGATCGCCCGCGCCCCCGACGAAGACAGCGACGCGGTGTCGCTGTGATAGACGTGATCCGGGATTCCGTCGTAGATGCCATCCACCACCGGTGTAGTCACGCTGCACCTCGGATCGGCCAGTCGCCGCACACATCCGACGCGTCCTTGCCCTGCCTGAGCAGGTATGCAGCGAAGTCATCCTGTCGCTCGCGATGCCACTCGGCTTGCTTTGTCATCAGCTCGTCGATGGTCAACTCGAGCAGCTCTGGGGCGTTGTGCCCGAGGATCCACGCGAGCCGTGCCGCGGCGAGCGCATCAGCGTCCGCAGAGTGCGCGTTGTCGAGTGCGATGCCGTAGTGCTTGCAGACGTCGCTGAGCTTGCGGCTCCCCCGCCGAAACTTGTCGACGGCTCGGTCGATCACGTAGGGGTCGACGATCGGGCCGAAGTCAAAAGTCGGATACCCGAGCCGCCGGCCCTCACGGTCGATGATCGTGAAGTCGAAGGATCCGTTGTACGCGGCGATGACTCGGCCTTCGAGCCAAGCACGCTCGACTGCCTGGCGAATTTCGCCGTAGCCGTCCTCGTACGGTGCACCCTCCGCTCGGGCTCGATCCGTCGTGACGCCGTGTACTGCGGATGCACCGTCCGGGATCTCGATCTCCGGGTCGAGGAGCCACGACTGCGTCGAGGTGTCCTTGCCGTCGATGGTGATCAGGCACGCCGTGACGATCCGATCTTCGAGCGGGTTCGGGCCAGTGGTCTCCAGATCGAACGCAGCAAGCGGCATATCAGTCCAGCGACTCACTTGGCACCCCCGAACGGGAGACCTGCGAGCACTGCGCCGGCGACAACGCAGACAGCTATGTAGGTCAGGCGGGCCCGCGACAGCATGGCCCTCTGCATGGTGCACGTGATCATCGAATTCTCCTGGAGTTCTTGGTGAGGGCCCGGCGGCGAAAGGTGTCCGCGCCGGGGCATCCAACGAAATGGGAGGTGTAGGTGGGCAGACCCGCTGCACGCATGCCAGCGGCCTGGCCAAGAGTCAGTACGACGGCCTCAAGGACGCCGTCCTTGCCCTCATTGATCGACAGGTTGCCGTTGGAGCTAGGTAGCAGATCGACCGGCATCGCGTCAGACTTTGCGCTGCGGCAAAAGAAGATCCGTGCGCCGCAGTCCTTGCAGCTAGTAGGTTTCGGCGTGATCGTCACGCGACGGCCCCGCGGAGCTCCGAGCGGATGCGAATCACCGTTCGCGAGCTCACACCGGTACGACTGGCGATCTCATCGGCCGACGCATGCGCCTCGGTCAGAGCCTTCACTCGTTCCCTCAGATCCGCAGCCGCATCACGTGCTTTGGTGCGGGGCGAGCGCGCCGACCGCGGCGGGTGAACCCTGGGGTCGTCGATGTCGTACCCCTCCCATTCCATGGGCAGTACGAAACCCGCAGCACGCGCCCGCTTCTGGGTGATGACCGATGTGCCCGGGGTCGCCGACAGTCGGTCGTAGAGGTCCCTGATCTGCACCCACCGCGAGTACGTCACTGCCGACTGCCTACGCGTGTTCGAGATGACACCGCGGCTGACGCCGCAGAGGGAGTCAAGCTCCTCGAGCTTCCATCCCATTGCCATCAGAGCCTCGATGCGCCGAACAGACCCGATAGCGAGAACGTGTCGTTGCGCGGGATGCGGCAGGTGATTCACCGACATGATCGCCGCAGCGATCTTGACCCGCGTCGTTGACCACTCCCCGGACCGGATGAAGTTCACAGTGGTCGGAACAACGCCCGCGGCGCAGGCGATCATCGTGGAGGTCATGCCCATGGCCTCCAACTCGGCGATGCGCTGGCGCACGGGCGCCGACGGTACGTGCGTCGGGATTCCGCGCTCGGCCAGGACAGCCCGGTTGCGCACCTGCTGCTTCCGGCTCTGCGCCCACGGGATTCGTGTTTTCACGTGCCCCATCACGCCACCTCCGGCTCGACTGCCGGCGCTTCGAGCAGGCCGAGCATGCTGAGCAACGTCTTGGCGTCCTGCGCGTCAGTGGCATTGGAGGCCACGGTGCGCGCTGCCGCCCGCGCCATCTCAGGTGCGGTCTCCGGGACGAACCCGAGACGTGCGTCCGAGTCGTAGTCGAACTGCCGTTCGCTGTTCTTCTTCACAGGTCAACTCCGATCTGTGTGTCCTTGTAGGTGTCGTAGGCGCGGTCCCATGCGCCATCTGAGGGGTCGGCGTCATCGATCGAGTCGTCGCCGGGTTGCTCTGGACCCCAGAACTTCTCAGCGATGAGCGAAACCGCGACGTACAGAAGAAACATCCAGATGGCGCCGACCAGTAGGTGGCCGAAAGTGACCATCAGTCCCCCAACCGATCGAATGCCAAGCCGACTGTGAGGCCGAGGCCGACCGCAGACCAGATGGTCACAATGGCGAGTGGCCAAGAACCCGTGCCGTGCGCGAACTCGACGACCGCGATCACGAGCAGCACCGCGAAGACAGTGAAAGCTGCTGAAAGTGTGAGGAACTCCTTCACGGCGCAGTCACCTCCGCCCGAGTTCTCGGTGTCGGGTCGCCGTGAACAGTGCCGAACTCGACGAGGCAGTCAACGACGCGCCTGAGCTCGTCGATCGAAGCGTTTCCATCGAACAGTGCCTCGGCCGCCTGCTCGTGGAGACCAAGCACGGACGCTGCGTAGTCCTCGACGTGTTGAAGTGCTCCGCCCGGCGTGGTCACCAAACTCGATCGCAGCTCGCGCCGGCCGTTCACCAGCGCCACTTCGGAGTCGGTATCGGCGGACGCCCACGTCGCCCCGGATAGCTCCGCCGTCCATCCCGCGAAGTCCCGCGAGGTCCCCGATCGCCAGAGGTTCTGGTCGTGCCGATCAGGATTCGCCTCGATGTGTTTCATCACCTGACTGAGTAACTCGACGTTCAGCGTCATGACTGCGCCGCCTCAGCGATCGGGTAGGCCAGGCCTTCTTTCCTGCACCACTCCTTCACGGCCCAGGCCCCGAACTCGGGCTCCACACCTGTTTCGAGCGCCTTCAGGTACTTGTCCTTCAAGACGTCCCACTCGCGTTGCGCGTTCTCGAGTCGGACCGCGAGGTCGTCGGCAGTCACCGCCCGCCGGATCTCCCCGTTGGGCCGTACATCGTGTCCGGCGGCCTTTGCTGCCTGCACGAATGATCCGTACGCGGTGATCATCTCTCCGCACTCAGCGAACTCGCCGAGATAGACGTGCGACAGCAGGACGCCCTCCCGCTGGTAGTCGGCAAGGTCATCGGCTGTCGCCGGCCGCGAAATGCCCGCAACGTGCGGGGTATCGTTCGTCATGTTCATTCCTTCTGCTGTGGGGCTGGACATCGAAGCCGTCGCGGATTGCGCCCGCGGCGGCTTCACTTCTGGGAGCTGCGAATGATCCGAGGCAGCTCGAACTCGGCGATTCGGGCGATCCGCCGCATCTGCGCTGCGGACACCGGCTTGTAGGTGACTCCTGACTGCTGGTCGATCTCCCGGCGCAGTCGCACTCGTTCGAGCAAGGACAGATGCGAGCGACCTTCTGCGAGTTCGGTTTCCAGATCGAGCGCAGCGATCTCATTGGTCACGTTCCAGCCCTTTCCCGAACCGCCCGCTGACCCTGGCTACGCCAAGTTCTTGCGCTTCGGCCGCGGCTTTCGCCGTATCCGAGGCCTTGATGAACAGCTGCCCCAAACCACGGAGCAGATCGGTTGCGATCGTGAAGGTCGCTGTACCCCCTTCACGAAGTCGGACATCGATGGACGTCTCCTCGTCGCCGACAAGGAGCGAATGAACTACGTCCATGCGCTTCTGCTGACTCGCGGGGCTCACGCGGCATCACCTTCCTTGACTGCCCGCCGGCGCGGCCATGCATCTGCCGGGCCAAAGATTCGGCGCAGTTGTGCCCCCAGCTCAGGCGGCATGGGTGGAAGGCTTGCCACGGTTTCATCGAGCCAGGCCTCTTCTTCCGGCGTGAAGCCAACACGGGACGGACGGAAGCCTGCACTTGCACTTCGTCCGACCACTAGGCCACCTCGACGTGACGCGCCGGCCCTACCTTCACGGACGAGGGAGAGTGCCTACCGGCCTCGATTTCGTCGGTGACGACGAAGGCCTCCTCGAATGGCACGGCGCAGATAGTGAGGACCCTGGCTACGAACCTGGCAGATGGCTCGACGCTGTGGTTCAGCTGACGATTGACCGTCGCGACAGAGAGCCCGAGCCGTTTCGCCACTCCACGTTGTCCGCCTGATCGGCTGACGAGGTCGTCGGCAAACTCCTGTCTCATGCGCAGTGTCTGGAACTCCTGCACGATTGCCTCCTGTTTGGGTTGCCCCAAGCCATGTTTGGTTGGTGACAAACGTGAAGTTACAGCGGTGTGAGCTTTTGCGCAAGCGTCATTTGGGTTGGGCCAAGTGTTGACATGTTCCACTTGTGCAACTAACGTCCCCGCCATGACTGAAACCCGCTGGTGGAGATACGTTCAACGAGTCATCGGCGATGACGCGTACAAGGACGCAGCAAGCCGGTCCGGGTTCGACCAAAGCGCATTTACGCGATGGAGGAAGGGCGCACAGCCGGACGTTGCGTTCGTTGTGAAGTTCGCCCGGGGCTACCACCAGAGCGTCCTTGAGGCACTCGTAGAGGCCGAGATCATCACCGAGTCAGAAGCTCAGTTGCAGCGAGTCCAAGTCGGGAAATCGGAAGTACTGAGGGCGATTTCAACCGAGGAGCTCGCCGACGAGCTGTCCCGCCGTATCCGCGACGCGCACGACTGGTGGGCGGCCTATGAAAAGCACCACGCGGCGTTGGAGCGCCCTGCAGGACGAGGGCGAGAGGACGCCACGAAGGGCACGGAAGGTAAGCCCGCGAAGCCGATTAAGCGCATCCCTCGCCGGCCAAAGAAGGCGCTCTCAACAGACACAGCGCACCTCAGTATGGTCGCCGACCACCAAGAGGAGCCAGTTGAGGCAGACCAGGACGACTCGCGCTACGAGCCATAGCTCAAAGCGCATCGGGTGCGCGCAGTAGGAGGGGATCACTTGAAGGAGCTGTACGAGCGTGCGGAAGCGCTCGGCGTCACTGTCGTTGAGGTCGACGACCTTCCATCTGGAACTCGCGGGGAGTACATCCACGAGGAACGACTCATCAAGCTCGATGCTGGGTTGAGCGAGCGGCAAAAGAAGTGCACCCTTGCGCATGAGCTCGGCCACGCCCACCACGGACACACCAAGCCGCAATCCGAAGCTGAGCGCCTACGTCAGGAGAGACAGGCGAACGACTATGCAGCCCAAGCTCTGATAACAGCGGACGCCTACGCCGCGGCGGAAGCGCAGTACGGTCCGCACATCGCCGCGCTGGCGTTTCATCTTGGGGTCACTCCTGCGGTCGTTCGATCGTGGCGGTCTTGGTGGTGCCGAGCGAAGAAGTGTTTCCCCATCGCCGGTTGAGCTCGATCTTCATATCTCTTGGGTTGAAAGTTCGTGCGCATTTTGCAGTCGAACGATCGATTGTGATGTCGAGAACGAGCCGGATCGCCTCCCGCTGTTCGCGTATCGTCAGTTCAATCCAACGACTTTCAGGCTCCGGGCCTACTAAGCGCTCAAGAATGGGTGAGCGCGGCGTCGGATGCAGTTTTGCTTCGATTTCAGCAATACGTGGGTTGAGCTTCCTGCGAACCCTCGCGAGTTGTATGTGATCGATCTCGCCATCAGCGAACAAATCAGCTGCTTGATCCAGCCGTTGCCGGAGCCGCTGCAGCTCATGCGTTGCATCTTCACTGTCGACGCTTATCCCTCCGAAGAAGAACTCGGCAGCCCCGGGCCGACCCATGTACTCGAACAGTACTTGCGTTGCCAAAGCCTCGACGCGGTCGACTCGTCGGCCGACACACGACGACTTCTCGCAGATGTATCGGGGCGTCTTGAGGCTTTTGGGACCGAAGTACCGCATCCCGGCGCCGCAGACGCCACATTTCGCGATGCCAGATAGCAGGTGTTTCGGCTCTCCCCCCTGAGTCGAACGTGCCGGATCTTTGAGGACCGCAACAAGCGTGTGATGATCATCCTCGCTAAACAGGGCTTCCCACTCGCCCTTGCCGACGATCTGCCCTTTGTGCGTACTCAACCCGGCATAGGTGGGCGAAGTGATCATGACTCGAACCCGCTGAGGTCTCCACGCCCCAGCAGCGTTCTTCTGGATATCAGGCGCCGGCACTCCTCGCGCTGTGAGATCACGAGAGATGGACCAGAGCGACTCCCCCGCCAGGGCGCGTTTTGCTATCTCACGAACAACCGGCGCGGTTGCCTCGTCCGGGATCCACTTCTTTGTCGCGCCAGTATTCATATCGATGACGCGGCGGTACCCATACGGCAATCGACCATTCGGGCGTCCAGCGATCGCGCCGGCCTTCTTCGCTCGGAGTACCCGCTCGCGGATCTGTTCCGCTTCTCGTTCGGCGATCAGCGCGTCGAGGGCCGTGCCAAATCGGTCATCGCCGCGGCTTAGGTCGTAGAGCCGACCTGAGTACGAGAGCATCACTCCTCGGTCAGCGCACAGGTCCCGCATCCGCACATATTCCGCGAGATCACGCTGAGCACGAGACGCCTCCCAAGTGACCAGAACATCGCCCGGCTGGAGGATGGCCGAGAGACGATTCCACTCGGGGCGAGATCGGGCCGAGTGCCTACTCGCACCGATATCGTTGTCGCAGAGTACCTCGGCAACGCGCCAACCTTCTCGATCGCAAACCGTCCGACACTCCGCTTCCTGCTCGGCAACAGAGCGTCCCTGACCTGCAGCATCCGAGGAGACACGTGTGTATATGACCGCTCGCATGTCCCGCAATCTACCGGAAACTGTTTCGACAACTGGTCGAGGCCGGCGATCCGGTGTCGGTCAGCGCGATCCGAACCAGCAACAGCGGCATGGGCTTTCACGGCTTCTACCGGCCCACCGAATGAGCATCCCGTCCCACGATCGGAGTGACATGACCGAACCGTTTCCGCCCCCACCGGCGTCGCCGGCGTCCTCGGCGACCGCTGTCAACCGCGCGCGTACCGTTGCGGTCCGGGCCACCGAGACGGGGCTTCCGCTCGACATCCGCATCGACAGGGGCGAACTGCGCTACGGCGGCGAACGTCTGGCCGGCGAGATCCTGCGGCTGTGCCGCGAGGCGGGCCGGGAGGCCGGGGCCCGGCGACGCGAACAATTGACCCGCGACGGCGTGCCCGCCGACGTGCTCGATCGGCTCGGGCTGCCCACCCGCGACCAGGTCGCGGCGAGTCAGCGCGCCGAGGACGAGAACCAGGCCGCACCGGCGAGTTGGATGCGACCGGCATGAGCGGGCGCGAGATGGATGCGGTCGTCGAACGGGCGAGCGCTCAGCTGGACCTTCTCGACGGCGCGCTGTCCGCACTCCAGGCCGTTCGGGCGGAAGCCGCGAGCGAAGACGGACGCGTGCGAGTGGAGGTCGACGGCAACGGCAGCCCGACCGGGTTGTGGCTCAGCGATTCCCTGCAGGACCTCGACGCGGCGGTCCTCGCGCGGACCATTGCGCACACCGCGCACCTCGCCGCCGCGGCTGCAACCGAGGAGCGCAATCGCATCACGTCGGAACTGTTCGACACGTTCGACGCGCGTTGA